TCTGATTTAGCTGATAAGTTTATGGAAGAATATATGGGTAAATATGGTAGATGCTACTTTGATGGTGGATATGGAACTATTAGAGTGTATAATATAAACGATATGGATGTTCAAAAGTTTATTATGCACCACATAGATATATTTAATGAGTTAGATGAACATTTAGGTGATGAAGATACTAACTTAACAAATATCAGAGATGAAATTATTGGTGAGTTAAACCAATTAAAATATTTACTTACTTTAAAGTAATAGTATAATACAATTTAAGATTTTTATTCTATTAGTCCGAGCTATTTTAGCTTTTGAGTGTTTAAGGACACAAATGGATTGGTAGATGTAATATAAATTATAATTAAAAATTAAAAACAATGTATCAAACAATTAGCGATGCTATGCCCGAAGCGCACATCACAAGAAAAAAATCAAGGGCTAAAATCTACAATCACAACAATCTTTATTTAAATGATGGAGATGTATTCGAAATCGAATTATTTAACCCAAAAACAAACAGAGTATTAGCCAAAATATGGTTAAATGGAGAAGAAATAACCGGTTCAGGTATTGTTGTAAATCCAGGTCAAAGAATATTCTTAGAAAGATTTATTGATTCCAATAACAAGTTTATTTATAAAACTTATGATATTGAAAATACAAATGAATCTTTAAACGCAATTAGAAATAATGGGGATATTGAAGTTAAGTTCTATAATGAATATTTCTCTAACTATTATAATATACCTTCATACAATTCAGGTAACATATGGTACGGAACAACAGGTGGGGGTTATGCAAATAACCTTACTATTGGTTCATACACATCAAATATTACTGGAGATATAAAAGCTTCATACGCAACAAATGTTGCCGGTTCTTTATCATTGAACTCAGTTGAAACAGGTAGAGTTGAAAAAGGGGATTCAAGTAATCAAAAATTTGAAACATCTTATGGTAATTTTAACTATTATTCATCAAAAGAAGTTAAATACAAAATATTACCATTTTCATCTAAACCAATTGAAGGTAAAGATTTAAAGAGATATTGTACTGAATGTGGTAAGAAAGTAAAAGAAACCTTTAAGTTTTGTCCAAATTGCGGAATTAAGGTGTAAGTTAAAAAACTATTTTGGATTCACCAGAACAAAGAAAAACCCCTTAATTGGGGTTTTTTTATTTAAGGAAGTTTAATATCTTATCTTTTATACCTGTTTGTTTAATTCCTTCATTGAGTTTTCTTGTATGGACAAAATTGATTAAACCATCCTCATTGAATATATCACCTGAAATGGGTTCATATACACCAAGATTTAAGTCATCAACAGCAACCCAATGAGTTACTTCGGGATGATGTTCTAACCAATACCTAATTTCAATAACTCTTTCATCCTCTAAGAGAGCTTGATTTTTAAATCTACTCCACCATTTAGAGTCAATATCCTCAGTTTTAGGTGTTAATCCAATAGGTTTTTTAATAATACCTTGTGATGTATAGTATTCACCCATTTCTTCCAATGTGGCGTGATGTCTCCAATCTGAACTAACAACTATTTCAGCACCTGTTTCCGTTAAGATTTCATTTAAAACTTTGATTGCTTTTTTGTCAAAGTTATCAAACCTAAACTCTACTGGGATATTACCATCTAAACCAAATACCACGTTAGAGTATGCTTTGGTTTTCTTAAACCTACTACCCCAATTTTTAGGTAAGCATATTACCCCATCATTATCTAAAAATACTACTTTCATTTTACAAATATAAGGTAATTTTTTATAATTACAAAACAAAAAATTAAAAATTATGGTATATATATTGTTTATTTTGACAATCATTTTATTTATTATTCTACATATAAGATACAAATATAATGGAAAATATAGGAAATGGTAAAATTGTGAGTGTTCCGAAAGCCGTGTTGGAACAACCTGACTATGAATGTGAATGTGGAAACAAAACATTTAAAGAACTTTTAAAGGTTAAAAAAATATCGGCATTATTATCCCCAACAGGTAGGGAAGCATTAATACCTTATGAGGTATTAGTTTGTAATAAATGTGAAAAAGAAATTGATTTAAAGTTATGATAGTTAATTTAGAAGGTATTGAAAAATTTGATTTAAATCAAGAAAAAACTAGTATAATTTGTTTCACAGCTAAATGGTGTGGACCTTGTAGTCAAATGAAACCAATTATGGAAGAAATATCTGAAGAATATAAAGATTCAGTTGATGTATATAATGTAGATGTGGATGTAAATAGAGATTTTGTTGATTCAAAATTTCATGTCCCTATTGTACCAGCATTTTATTTTGTAAAAAATGAAAAATTAATGAGTAATAGGGATGGTTTATTAGCAAAAGAACAAATAGTTGAAATAATAAAAGAAATAGAAAATTATGATAGAGATAGCAAATAACCAATTAGAATTGGACAATGAAAAATTAAACATACTTTACTTTAGTGCTAGTTGGTGTGGACCTTGTAAAATATTAAAACCTGTTATGACTGAAATAGCTGGTGAAAGAACAGATGTTAATATTTTATATATTGATATTAATCAAAATATGGAAGTAGCTGGTAAATACGAAATTATGTCAGTCCCAACCTTGATATTTATTAAAGGTGGTGAGGTAAAGAATAAAATTGTTGGATTACAACCTAAAACAAATATTATTCATGCAATCGATACCATCCAATAGTAAAAAAGTTTTGGAAGAGATTCTGAACATAATAAGAACCACGCCTAATGACATGGTTCTTGGTGAAAAATTGAGGAAATATTATAACGATACTATTGGGCTATCTGGAAAATCGCCTTCTCAATAATATGTGTATTTGATTTTAATATTGGGCTATTAATGTAATTATTAATAGTTGGATACTTAGAAAAAAAATCATCTTCAAACTTATCTGTTAGAACATAAATAGGGGTGTCTTTTTGACACCCTTTTATTTTATCAATACTTTTTTTAACTAAACTTTTTTCCACTACAATTAAATTGACTGGATTTTTAGTTAGAAAACTCAATGCGAAATTAATGTCGATAAAATCGTAAGTAATAACACCTTTAAGATTATCTCTAATAATCCTAGAATTAAGGATATTAGCTAATATATCTTCATCTATTATTGCAACTCTCTTATAACACATCTGATTATAAAATTAGTAAACTAATATACATCTATCAGGTCTTAATGTTACTGTGATATCTGCAATATCATTAGAGCTATAATCTAAACTACCAAAGTTAGCTGAAGATATGAATGTTCCTTCTAATCTCCATTTTTGAACTACAGCTCCTGGTGGGTCTAATAATTCTAAATCGATATCTTTCTTATAACCAGCTGCATAACCCATACGTCCTGTAACTGATTCAGCACATAAACGAACCCATTCCATAAGTGCTTGAGATGCTGAAGGTCCAATTGGGTCTTTGAATGTAACGTCAATTGTTCCCCAGTTAAATCTACCTGCTACATAAGTAGAAGTATTTAAAAATGGAACTTCCGTTGGTTCAATTGTTATTGTAGGTCTTGATGCTGATGTTACATACCATTCGTTAATACCCAAAGTTGATGGAAATCTTACGATGAACCTATTTTTTCTTAACGGTTCAAATGGTAATGGTATTTTGCTTAATAAATCTGCCATATTTTTAATTTAATTTTTTATGTTTATACATATAAATAGTGTGTTTTCAGAAATATTCATTCCTCACTAATTTTCTTATTTTTTTTAGACAAGTAGAAATATAAAGAGAATAAACACCCAGATATGAGGTAAAAAATTGAAACTGTAATCCAATATGAACCGGTCAGGCTGAGGATAGTGAAAAAAATCATATCGTAACCAAACGGATTGAAGAACATCGCCATCATTAATATGAAGGTAAGATAATTCTGTTTTATTTTGCTTTTTATTTTTAGAAGCATTACGTTTTGTGTCCATACCATTGAATTGTTTATTCATTGAAACAACTACTTATTCATTGCTGGACAATAAATACACAATTTTTTAAAAAAGATTATTTTTTTTTGGTATATCAAATATTTTGTTTATATTTGTATTGTGATTGATGGAAACAATTCAGATACAATTAAATCAGTCACAATTTGATTAGGACTGAAAACCCCTAATTTAAACAGGGTAGAAACGATTTAGATACTAAACCCTGTTTTTTTATATCCATATGACAATCTGATCTTTACTAACCCTGAAAGGTAATTCTTCAGATTCTCTAAATACTGTAAGAACAAATAATTTCCAATAAGTTCCACCTATAAGTGTAGGGTCTATAGCAATTGCTATTTCTTTTTGTATTGATTTAATAACAAATGGAACCCCATCTTTTATTTCACCTAACATAATTGATTCCGCTATTTTACGCATAGATAACTCAATAACATACTTTATTTCTGAGTTTGATATTTCTCTTTCATCGTAATTAGGTATATCCGTTCTTTTACTTCTTAGATATGCGTGTGTGCTTCTATCAACCTCAAATTTAAAAGCTACCTCTATTTTAGAGGTAAGTACTGCAATTTTTTTTTCTAATAATAATTGTTCTTTAATAATTTTACGCAGTTTGTTCATATGTTATAAATAGTTAATAGCAAAAAAAAAGGTGGACTTAAATCCACCTTTTATATTTAGTTTAACAATTAAGATTATCTTAATTCTGCTACGTTGAAAGTTCTGATACCATCTACTGTGATAACACCATAGAACCTATTGTTCAACACCTTAGTTGCGTATCTAGTCATGATACCTTTAATAGGTGCGAAAGTGAATGGGTTATACATAGTTGGAGTCAATTGAAGTGGTACGTATGGAGCATATACATAACCAGTATCTAACATAGATGAACCTTTGTGTCCGATTAACACTTTGTTAGCTGGGAAGTATGGATCTCTATACACTTTGTATCTTCCTTGAAGTGTACCAATTTTTTCAATACCCATATTGTATTGATCTTCTTCAGGGTTAGCGTTTGAAACGTGGAAGTATTGTAAATCATCGAAGATTGCTGAAACTTCAGCTGAACATACGATCCAGTTAGCACCACCTCTTAAAGTTGATTTGAAGATTTGAGCTGAAATCTGATTGATTGTAGTAATCAATGTTTGGTTCCAGTCTTTTTGAGTGTAAGCGTTGAAACCACCACCTGATGCTGCACGTTTCCAACCGTTCCAATCCCATCTTAATCTCCAAGCTGCTGCTTTTCTCAAATCTCTCAAGATTTCTCTATCGATTTCTGCTGCGATTTCTTCAGACAAGATAGCTGTTAATTCAGCTTCTGCGTCGATGTTATGGAATGCACTTACGTCTTGAGCCATTTCAGGAGACCATTGTGCTCTTAATTTTCTTTCTGTTACAGAGATTGTTACTGAGTCTAATTCGAATGAAACTTCACCTAAAGCTGATTCAAATTCTAAATCTCTATATTGTCTCCATTTAGCGGTGAATGTTGAGAAAGCTTCGTTATTAACACCACCTGGTAAATATGAACCTACATAACCATCTACTGAATCACAAGTGATACAAGCTGGACAACTTAAATCTACTTCAACATACATTTTACCTGTTGGAGTACACAAATCTTGCGCTGAAGATTGAACTGTTTGTCCACCTAAATTACCTTGAACTTGAGCCCAGTAATCAACGATTTGTCTAGAGTACTTTTGAGTTACAACTCTAAATTCCATTGGTGAATTAGCTGCGTATGATATAGTTGTACCTTTACCTGAACCAACACCACCTGTTGAACCTGTACAACAGAATAAGTTAGTGTTATTTAACATTTGGAATGAAGCTAAGAATTCTTCTGAATCCATTTCATTACCATTTGGACCGATGATTTTACCAGCACCACCTGAAGTGAAACCAGATACTTCAAAAGTTACATATCTTGTACAACCTGTTTGGTTTACAGTAGCAACGTTAGTAAATACTGATGTTCCACCTGACAATGTAGTTAAAGTAACCATTGTTAATGGGTTTGTTGTGAATTCTTGGTAAGCACCTTTAGATCTGTCAAACAATTGGTTGTTGTCTAAACCTGAAGTTGAATCATAGTATGCATCATACAAGTTTGTTGATTGGAATTGTGTGTTGTTAGTATCAGTATTTGGATATCCAAAAGGATTTGAATGTTGCCATACATTACCTACTTGAGTTCTCTGAGAAATTTTAGGAACGAAGTAGAAAATTCTACCAATCGGCATGTTCAAAGCTTGAACTGAAACGATTTCGTTAGCTAATAATTTTGAGAATACCCTTCTGATGATAGGGAATACTACTGTTTCGAAAGAACCTGCTGAATCTGTTGCAGTTGCTTCATTGATTAAGAAAGAAGCTTGGTTCTCGAATAATTGAGCCACATTGTCTTTAGTGTGACCTTCTAAACCTTCAAGAAAGCCCATTCTATCCCATTTTTCAATAGTTTGCTCTCTTACAAGTTTCATTTGTTTTAATCCGATGTTTCCTACTTCACCAGATTTTAATAAAAAACTACTCATAGTTGTTATTTGTTTATTTGTTTTATTTTATTGTTTTATTTTCTATTTAACTTTGACATTAAATCTTTAATTTGTTTGATTTTTGGATCTTCATAAACAACTGATTCAGTCAATTTTGATGAACTACTTGTTAATGTTTTCTCCACGTTTTCTGATAATGAATTCAAGTTAGAAATTGTTTTCTTGCTTGATAAATCTTCAGAAAGCATTTTAAATAAATTTTTAGACTCATTCACACTTTTTACGTTGTCAAACTTTCTAAGAATGTCTAATTTTTCTTTTTTAGTTGTTGTGTGTTCTGTGAACAATTTGTTAGTGTATGAAAGATTTGTATAGTAAACTGCCATTTCATTCATCTTTTCTTTTAAAGAACCTAAAGCTGATTTATATTCATTATTTTTTGCTTTATATCCTTTTAATTCAGATTCGATTAATTTAATTTGGTTTTTTAACTCTCTGTTTTCAGATTCAACTTTAACATCGAAACCATTTCTATATGAATAATATCTATTAGGTGTTCTTGCCTTTCTAAGACCTCTACTACCATCTCTAGAACCATTACCATATGTTCTTGCAGCTTCTTCTAAATCTTCATCCTCTTCAGCTTCGTCCATATCTTCATCCATAACTTCAGATGCTTCGTCAAGTTCGATTTCGTAAACTACTTCACCGTACTCTTCACTCATATCTTCATTATCAGGACTTTCAGAACTCATATATTCTGACATAGAATCTTCATCCATTAATTCATTCATCCAACCTTCAAATTCTAAATCATCATCTTCGACATCTTCATCTTCTTCGTACTCTTCTTCATCGTCATCTTCGTCCTCATCTTCATCTTCGATATCTAATTCATCGAAATCTTCAAATGTAGCTTCATCCAAATACTCATCAAGTTCTTCATCAGTCATTTCTTCCACACCTTCCATTTGTAGGATATATTCATTATCCCCATCTTTTAAATGTATTCCATCTTCTGTTTTAGTAACTTCGATTGAATCCTCTGGACCCATAGCTTTAAATACTTTGATAACTTCAGCGTCAGATGCGTTTGTCATATCCATAACTTCTTCATCTTCTTCACCATCTTCCATTTCTGGCATTTCAGGTACTTCGGTTGATTCAGGAGCTTCTGGCATTTCAGGTGCTTCCATACCCATAGAATCCATTTCAGGTGATTCTTCCTCTTCTTCTTCAGTTAATGAACTTTTAATGATCTCATCGATCTCTTGCTTCATAGCCGTAGCTAGAACTTCCTTTCCTACTTCTTTAACTGCTTCCTCTAATTGACTTGCTTCGATTAGAGCTTCTTCAATAATTGAATTTGTTTTTTTCATGTGTCTTAAATAAAAATTTATTTATACACTATAAATAGGGGGTTTTTTGGTAAAATGTAGTTTTGTCATAAATATTTTTTATAAAGCACAAAAAAACCCCCATTTTGTGAGGGTTATTATAAGGACATAAAAAAACCCCAATTAAGGGGTTTTAAGGGTTAAATCGCTTTTCCATCTTGGATAAGTGATTCGATTTTAGTTTTTGTTACACTTGTAATACTCCAATCATAAACTGTTCCATTCATAAATTGAACCATTTGAGCTTCTACATCGGTAGGACTTACAGCCTTTACGATAAACTCTTCGTTTTTCTTTTTGATTTTACCCGAATTCTCATCAGGTATTGACATAGTGGTAACACACTTAAAGTAATAAAAATCTCTTTCTTCCATATTGTTTTAAATTATACTTAACTATAAATAAAAAAACTCAGATTGGAAAGTCTGAGTTTTAATTTTTTATTTAAAAGGTGATTTAGATTTAGTAGGTTGATGATGTTGTCTTTTCTTCCTTGCTGCACAATGTGCTTTTTGAGAGAAACCTTTTGGATTTGAACAATTAATAGATTTTTTATATTTCTTTGTCCATTTCTCAATTAAGTAAATTAACTCATCTTCCGTTAATAAAATAGTTTTCATTATTTTTTATGTTTAATAATTAATTCACCTAATACTTCTATTTTACCTAAAAGCCTTTGGAAATCTACTTGTCCGATATTCACATCCTCACTTAAACCACACACTCTATCCATATGCTCTTTTAATTCAGATTTAGATTTTTCTAAATCAAACTTACCTTCAGATGCTTTTTTATAGTATGGTAATTTAACTATAAAATGGTGATATGTCAACATAGATGACCCACCTTTTTCTTTAGCGTTATTAGCTATCTTTTCAGCCCCACCAAACCTTTTAGATGCAAATTCTTCAAAGTCAGTAGATTTGATTTTTTTAAGTTGTTCTTCTGTGATAATGATTTTCATATTACATTTTTCCTTTCTTCCATCCACCTTTTGCTCTGATAGCAAATATTAATTGTCTTTCTTTTTTCTTTAAAGCTTCTGTCTTTTCTGGATTATTTTTTAACTTCTTTAATTCAGATTTTAATTCTGCAATTGTTTTATCTGAATATTCACCTGTCTTTTTAACCACAGATTTTCCAGCCCACTTTTCATTCATTTCTTCACTTTCATCGGTTGGGACTCTCATAATCCATTCACTCATCTCCATCGAATCTTCGTTTACTTTACCCATAAAGAAATCGAATACTTGATCCACATTGTTTTTAGCTTCTGATATATGATCATCTGCCCAATCATGTCTATTTTGGATGATATTATCAATCATACTTTTATCCAATGATAATAGTTTCTCACATTGACGTTTTATTTGTTCTAAATTAGAGAAGAACATATAATTTGTGTACATCTCTGAATCATCTTCTTTAATGATTCTTTGGATTATTCTTGTTAAATCCGCTTCTGTTAATTTAATCTTTTTCATATTATCTACCTTGTCCGCCATATGGCTTTTTATAATTTTTTGAGTTTTTATTGCTAGATGTTTTTGCTTTAGCGTGAACACCATTACCACTCTTTTTAGAGTTTAATTTTACTTTTGCTCCTGATGATCCACCTTTTGTTGCCTTTGCCATTAGATTAAGAAATTATCGATTGATTTTATTACATCTTCAGAAATTACTGTATTTCTATTAATGTTCTCTGTATAAACTTTACTTAATGATTGATCAGTAAATAAATAAGCTCCTGGTGTTGATGGTTGTGAAACCAAGTCAAAACAGATTAACTCAAAATCCGATTGAACAATATTTTTATTACCTTCTTTTTTCAATGAACCAATACCTCTTGATGAAATACCGATTGTAATTCCGTGTAATAAAAGATTTGCTGCGATGTCAGGTGCGTAATTACCAACATAACCATATTTCTTAAATCCAGGTGAAGTAAGAATCTTCAATTTACCCCATAATTCTTTTCCTTCCCACCAAGTTTCCAATATCTCGTGTGAAACTCTTTCTAAGTCAATAATTGATGTTTCTGGGTGATTTAATTCTGATATTGCTCTATGTTGATCAATAACTTTTTGATACTTTTCTACATTAGCTTTTAATACCTTCTCAGGGTATATTCTACCATTTTTATTTTCAGTATCGTATTTTTGAAGAATAGCGTATAAAATAATATCTTTATCTTGTTCAAGTGAATATGATTCTACTAGTCTAGAATTACGTTCAATCTTAGGATCAATATAACCGGTATTGTCAATTATAATACCATAACCTTCTTCATTCTCTTTAAGAACTCTCAATTTAGAGTAATCAATATATTTTGTCATACATATAAATATAAGCTAAAATAAAATTTGTTATTATGACACAAAATACTTATTGTTTTATCAGATAATAAACTAAAAAACACATAGAAAAAACAAATGATTAAAACAGGTAAAAAGTTAAATTTGCCATTAGATGAGCGATTTAAGATTAGCTACGGAACTGTGAACATTAAGAACCCCATTTCAATATATCTACAAATGTCCACTTGGATAAAACCAAATGAAGATTATGAAGATTATGAAAACCTAATAAAAAAATTAACTAAAAACTACAAACACTTATTGGCTGACAGCCTTAAAAATTCAATTTTCAACGATAGAAAATGGATTGTTGATTTGGATTTAAGATCTTCAGGTATGGTTAAAGATAAAAAAAGCTTTATGTCAGTTGATACGGTTCTATTCTACCACGAACCACAAGATCCATTCAGGGATGAGATTGTCCTATTCGTTAAAAATAAATGTGAAGAATTACTTAAAATATTTACTGAGAATAACGAAATTGAATGTTATCCTAATAAAAAATAATTAGATTAATGGGTGAATCAACTCACCTATAAAATAAAAAAACCCCAATTAAGGGGTTTTTTTATTATTTAAATAAGTCAGATATATCTATATCATCAACATCTATATCTTCATCAGGTTCATTATTAGGTTCATTATTAGGTTCTTCTTCAGGTTCACTATATGGAATCATCGCTGTATTATATTCTTCCTTACTGATAGCATCTTTAATTTCGTTAGCCAAATCAACCATCATTTGTTTACCTCTTGGTGATTTCTTTAAAACTTCTTTCATAAATGAATTAAATTCTTTTACTGGCATTTGAACTATTTTCGTATATAAATTAGACTTAATATCTATTTCATTTTCATCGATAGCGTCTAAAAATCTAGCCCAAAATCCAGGTCCTAACATTAAATCCCAATTTTCAGCTTCTAAAAAATCTGCTTTATTAAGAATATGTTGAGCTTTTTTTACTTCACTTTCTTCCCCACCTTGAGGTAATCCCCAAGCTGACATAAATTCCATAAAAGATTTAACAATTTCGTGACAAAGTAATGGGAATGATCTAGCCCTACAAATTAATGTAGGGGGTTCGGTTGTAAAATCAACTCTTTCAGAACCACCCGCTTGTTCCCCTGAAGCTGCAGCGGCTGCCGCATGTTCAGGTGGAATCATAAAGTAAGCCCATTCCGTAATAGCCATTAATAAACCATATTCCGTAATTAAATCTTCATCGATAAAATTAATTTCATCTTCTGCCATATGGAACATATATTGTCCTTTGAAGGCTGCACCTGCCATCATTGCATTTAAGAATCTTCTTTTAGCTACTTCTAAATCCAACTCTTCAATATTCTCAATAACCTCTTCAGGTTCTTGTTGCATTTGCATTTGCATCTCAGTTTGAGCATCACTCAAATCAACAGGTAATGTTAAAGATACGTCATACTGTAATGATCCATCGTAATAAATAGTTCTACCATTTTCTATTTTAGATTGTAATTGTCCAGGGATATTAAAATCTTGTTTTAATAATTTAATAGCTAATTTTTCTAATTGTGGTTTATGGTTTCTTTCTTTATTAACCATATCACGAACTAACTCCATTTGTAATTGAACCAAAGCCATTGGTTGAATTACACCTCTACCATCTACAACGCGAATATTTTTTCTACCAGCGTATGTTTTGATTTTCTCAATAGAGTTTTTAAACTGTTCAGATGCCATTATTTCCTCAAAATTACTTTCAGGAGTGCCTTCAGGGAAGGCTGGGTTAGCACCTAATGGATTTTGTCTATTAGTTATTCTACGCTCAATTGAACGCTCAATTCTGTTTGGGTCATCTCCGTATGGAATCATATCTTCTTTTATTAATTTTAAAACTTCTTTTTTCTTAAATATTTTGTTACTCATTTGACATATTGAATGATATTAGTTTATTACGTTACCTTCTTTAAGGTTTTTTAAACATTTAACCAATTCTGATTTGTTACCAACCAAATGCAATTCAACTGAATAATCCTCATTAATTGTTTCACTCACAATGTTTACGCTAAAATACGAATTAATATGTTCTTTAACAAATTTTTTTGGGTATTTTTTGTTAAGTTTCACTTTTTTAGATACTTTCATTTCTTCATCTAACCCTTTTAACACTGCCTTTGGTTTTGGAGTTACCGCAGGTTTTGGGTATTTAGGTGTTGATGGTGCTGGTTTAGTACCAGGCTTTGTCTTTGGCGGGGCAACAGCCGGTTCAACCATAGCCTTTGGTTTTGGAGTTACCGCAGGTTTTGGGTATTTAGGTGTTGATGGTGCTGGTTTAGTACCAGGCTTTGTCTTTGGTGGAGCAACAGCTGGTTCAGCAGATGCTTCCATTTTTCTACCCAATAACATTTGTTTCTTTTCTGAAACAAACTCCATTAAATCGGATTTTTTAATAATATTCATACTACAAATATATACTTTTTATTTTATTTTATCAATTTATTTCTTCTAAATAGTAATCTTTCCTATATAGTTTATCTTTAACACTTTCCAAATCATCACCAAACTTGAATATCATTTTATCAATAACGTATGATTCTTCCCATCCCATAGCTATAATTCCTTCTTTACAATCATTATAAGTAAAAAAATCATTATTCTTAGCTAATTCTAAATCTAAAATACTTGTCTTTAATAACATTACATTTGACATAAAATTAGAATGGGGAAGATCCGGATAACCACTAGCTGGTAATCTATCCCAATCATCCCCATTCACATTATCTATATCATTTGTAAAAATGAACTCGTATATTAACTCACCCTTATAATTAGGACCTAACTTATTAATATAACAAAGATACATTTTTTACCTTAGATTAACAATTTTTTATATTCTTTATTTTCAGTCATTAATAATGAAACACCAGTTGGTCTTACAACAAATTTTCTACCTTTAGATGATTCGAAAATAACATTTTCATTCTCAACTTTATATCTTTTTAATTTAATGTTTTTGTTTTCACAAAGAGATAATAAATTGTTAATAGCTAATTCTTGTTCGTAAGTAACAGCTAAATTAAGTAAACCTTCAGTTTGAGTTCCTGCTTCAGCTGCTGCTTGATCTAAACCTGCGAATGGATCTTCACTACCCGCTTCAGGTGTTGTACCTTCAGGAGCTGGAGCCGCTTCAGGTGCAGGAGTTTCAGTTGGAGCACCTGCTTCAGGTGTTGCTGGTTGTTCTTCTTTACCTAATATTTTATTATTTAAAACTTCTTTATCTTCAGGTGTTAATTTATTTAAATCAACTGCTGATAAAACTGAATTCAATACATACTTAACCATTTCTGCATTAGAAACTTGTTCGTTTTGCATGTTATCTCTAAGAGCTTGTCCTAATTTACCTGTTAAACTTTGAACCATTTTAACTGGATCATTTTCATCACCTTCAGCTGCCGGTTGAGTTGTATCAGGTGCCGGTGCTGGAAGTCCAGCATCTGTTGTAGGTGCTGAAGTTGGAGCTTCTGAAGTTGGAGCTTCAGGTTGTAACATATATTGTTTGTCAGCCTCAAATAAAGTTTTAGGGTTCTTAACACCATATTTTTGATTGATGTCACTAATCATTACATTTAATCTTCTAAATGCATCTGAATAAGATTCGTGTAATTCTTTAGTTTTTCTAACTAATCCGCCAATGTATTCAAAGTCGTTTGAATCTTCAGTATGTTTATTAGCGTATTTTACAAAGAAGTTTTTGTTTTCTCTGAAAATACCATAAGATTTACCATCCGCTGCGTGAATAATATAATCTTCATTATTCACCGATTTTTTAGATTCATTAACGGTTTTCTTAATACCCATTAATTCAATTAATCTATTATGTTTTTCTTGTCCTTGTAGTAATTCACTACCTACCGCTCTAATTGAGTCCATATATTATTTGTTTTAATTTTTATTTATAGTATGCGTATTGTGTACCTGTAACTGAACTAAATGATGTATTACCAGTTATAGCCCAAACACCTCCATTCGCTGAATTTATTATTGGTCTACCTAAATAATCAGTAGTCCATGGATTTCCAAGATAAACTGGAAACATATATGTAGTTAAATAACCACTTAAAAGTAGCACAGGACTACCTACCTGAACAGATTTAACATCCATTTCAAATGTTACGCCCGCTGGAAATGTGTATGTAGTACCATTTAATGTTACTGTACATGCTGATGTTACAACAACTGTATCATATACATAATTGTTAAAATCGGCGCTTGTTGAAGGTACTAGTATTCTTTGCATCATATTGATAAATATCTAATTTTTATAAAATGTTAAATTATTTAGATATAAATAGTTGTAAAATAAAAAAACCCTCACATTCGAGGGTTTTTATTAAATATATTTAAACTCATCATAAAACCATTTAAAATTATTTCTAATCCAATTAGCCGCATTTACACCTAATACTTCTTTATAATCATTTTTAACGGGTTCTAATTTAGGTTTAATTACGTGATCACCATATATACCATATACAGCATCATCTTCCTGTGTTATCTGTTCAATATTATTGAAATCGTGTTGAAAATAAGGAACTTCTAAATACTTATATATTCTTTGCATTTCAATTTCAGGTTGTCTACACAAATCTTCAAATTTAACAAACAACATTTTTTGTCCAATACCTTCTCTTAATACCTGATATAATCTTTCTAATGCTAAACCCACTGGTTGTCCTTGTGTCCATATATCAATCCTTTTTTCAGTTGTCGTACCTTGCATTTGTGCGTGATCTACAATACCTGAATCTAAATGTTGATTTTTTCTAAAGTTTTTTTCCATTGAAGCGTATATTGCTCTTGGGTCTCTTATCATACAGATAATTTTTGGTTCAGGATAAAATGAATTAAGAAATCCATAATGAATACCCCAACCCCTTGATTTATCCATTGCGTATTTTTTATCTGTAATTGCGTTAAAGTAACCCTCAATACCATTCTTACAAAAAGCTGTGAATCCTTCCTTCATTAATTCAGAATCCTGTGCTTTAAACTCAGGTGATGATGTGTAATTAGCTCTTGCTGCATATACTAATTCTAATACACCTGATGTTGGTGTGACGTAAAAGTCTGGATTTTGTCCCATTATGTTTTGTAATAGAGTTGAACCACTTCTAGGTAACGAACTCTGAAAGAATATTTTTTCTACCATTATTGTGTGCTTACTGAATAAATTATTGAATCCATATCGAAAATGTTAAAATCCATTAAAGGACATTCATGTAATACCCCATTAAAACTAAAATCAAATAAATAACTATCAGGTAATTTAATGTTGTCATTTATTTGTGCTACAATATTATCGTGTGAATCATAACCAAATAATTTAGGTGATGTCCCAATCCATAATACGGTTGATTTTAATCCTAAAGCTGACGCTGCGTGTTGTAAACAACTATCAATAAGTATTCTTTTTTGTGATGATAATAATAATGAGAATAATTCCATATTTGACATTGATTCCATTACGTGTTCACAACCAGATAATTTATTTTCTTCGTGTCTACAAACTTGTATAATATGATAATCTTTAGCGTAATAATCAACTAAAGCTTGTGCTACAGGATAAGGAATATCCCTTGTCCAAGAATAAGGCATTTCTTGATTTAATGGACCTCCGTTTGTTTGAATAACCATAACGGGTCTTTGTCTTTGCCATTTTCTAAAACCCCATTGTGTTTGTCTAACATTAAATACTAATTCAGGTGTTTCACCTAAGTAATCTAATTTATACAATTTACACCAATTCTCAGTAAGAGATAATTTTTTACCAATGTGATCTTCTGTGAAGTAAGGTTCGTGTTTAAATATTAAAGTATCTTTGTCTTTAATATAATCTTGATAAAAGTATGGTGTGTTACCTAACCTAAATACTTTATGAACAAAATTAAGATTTAAGAATACTTCAGGGTATGCACATACAACAAGAAGCTCCCTATCAGGGTGATTGTTTTTTATACATTTTGCAACTGCGGTGGCGGCAACGTGTTTACCCAACCCACCTTCTATGTGAAATAAAGCGTAGTTTTTCATATAATGAATATAAGAAAACTACGCTCTTAGTAAATATTATAATTTTATTCTTACCACATCATCACCAACACATCTCCAAAGAGTTCCTTGCGATAAACTTGAACATGTGTTTGTTTCTATTATTCCTCCAATATTCAAGTATTTTACGAATGTTGTGTCACTACAATTTGCAGTTATATTACTACCTAATATAAAACTACTTGAAATATTATCAGGTATTGTATTATTAGCCCCACCTAAAATAACTGAACCAGGGGTTCTAAAACTAATAGTATTATTAGATCCGCCAAGTATAGAGGTACAATCGCCATAATTTTTATTACATTGACCACCTATAATATTTGAATATTCAGATGGGCACGAATTATTGGTAGTAATCAAAGTATTATTACCACCACCAATAATTAAAGAAGATGTGCTACCTGATATGTAGTTATTATAACCACCTAAAATATTTGAATAATCACTTAAATCATAAATTGTATTTTTACAACCACCACCAATTATTGAATTATTACTTGTTATAGTATTCCCTGAACCAGCGATAATACCTGAATGACAACCTGTAATTGTATTTTTATAACCAGTTAAAATTGTTGAATAAGTATTAGAAACTGTATTACATACACCACCACCTATAAATGAATAACTTTCAATCGATGTATTATAACAACCACCAGCAATTGTTGATGTATTACCTGATGTAATATTTGTAAAACCACCCACTATTGATGAATGACATCCATAAGATATATTACCTATACCACCACCAATGAAATTGTAACAACCATTTTCTATTGATGTTGTTTTATTATAAAATATTGTATCACTATTACTACCAACACTATCTTTTAATAATAATTGAGTTGAATTAGATGGGTTATCATAAACTGAAGCTAAAATCGTTGTTGTGTTATATGAGTTATCATTGAAATTAAATACTCTTACTTCATTATTAACATTAAAATAAGTTGATACGTCACCTGAAATAGTTAATAATGTATTAAATAAAGTCCAATTAGCTGAATATATTTTAGATTCACCTACAATATTCATTAAACCACCAACAACAGACGATTTATCATTAATCACATAATTTCCAACACCACCACCTATTAAACTTTCAAAACCATCAATCACATTATATCCACCACCGGCAATTGTTGATGTGTTACCTGATGAGGTATTGTATTGACCACCACTTACGGTTGAATAACTACCTAATGTTGTATTATTATTACCTTTCCTTACTGAAGAACCTGTTCCTGTACCTAATATAATTACAGGATCAACTGATGTATTCCATCTAACACCTGAATTAGTTGTGGTTAAAACTTGACCTGTTGTCCCTGAACTACTTGTAGAATCATAAACATAGTTTTTAACATTTAAACTTTCAACATAAGTTGTATTTACTGTTGTTGCTGTTAAATTACTACCTAAAATAAATGTGTTACTACAAAGTGCTGTATTTCTAAAACCACCAGCAATAAATGATCTAGCTTGACTAGTTATTGTATTACCACTACCACCTACAATTACTGAATGACAACCACTAATAACGTTTCTTTCACCACCAACTATTAAAGTATGTGGTGAGTTAGCACAAATGGTATTTCTAAATCCACCACCTATTAATGAACAATCACCTGAAGTTGTATTACAAATACCACCTGTTATGGTTGAACCAATTGATGATATAGTATTTCTAAATCCACCACCTATTAATGAACAATCACCTGAAGTTGTGTTACAAATACCTCCAGTAATTGTTGATCCCGATGATAATATTGTATTTCTACATCCACTACCTATACCTGATAAACATCCACTAATTGTATTACATAAACCCCCACTAACTGCTGAGTTAATACTTGTTATAGTGTTGTTTTGTCCACCGGCAACTGTTGAATACGACCCAATTATTGTATTACAATACCCACCAGAAATTGTAGAACTTAATGTATTACCTGATATTAAATTAAGTTTACCTGACGCAATTATATTTTGAACACTATTTGGTGATGTTGCTATTGTATTTCTATCTCCATTACCTATCATTGAAAATGAGCTACCTGAAATAGTATTTCTAAAACCAACAACTATTGAGTTATAACAACAATTAAATATATTATTACCACAACCACCACCTATAAACGAACAATCACCTAAAGTTGTATTATTTATACCACCACCGATAAGTGAATGGTTATTATCGACCCTATTTAATCTACCACTTAAAATACCGGAAAAATCAGAGGTAATAATATTTTGTTGTCCTCCTACAATTGCTGATGTATTACCTGTTACAATATTATTAGATCCGCCAGCTATTGCTGATGTGTTACCGGATACTATATTATTAATACCACCACCTATAAATCCACCAGAACTTAATGTTTTATTATCACAACCACCAACTATACCGGATAAAGTTCCACTAATTGTATTATTAATACCACCACCAACTACTGAATTGGTGTTTATTACAATGTTATTTTGTCCACCCGCAATGGTTGATTGTGAACCAATTATCGTATTTTTATACCCACCAGAAATCGTAGAACTTAATGTATTACCTGATATTAAATTAAGTTTACCTGACGCAATTATATTTTGAATACCACCTGATGTTGCTATTGTATTTCTATCTCCATTACCTATCATTGAAAATGAGCTACCTGAAATAGTATTTAAAGAACCACCAACAATTGAATTGTGGCTACAATTAAATATATTATTACCACAACCACCACCTATAAATGAACAATCACCTAAAGTTGTATTATTTATACCACCACCAATAAGTGAATGGTTATTTTCCACTCTATTTAATCTACCACTTAGAATGCCGGAAAAATCTGATTTAATAGTATTTTGTTGTCCTCCTACAATTGCTGATGTATTACCTGTTATACCATTATTGGAACCACCATCAATAACAGATGTTGAACCTGATATTAGATTATTTATACCACCACCTATAAATCCATTAGTACCTAATATATTATTACTGCAACCACCACCTATCGTACTATTATCACAATACGATATGTTATTTGTTCCACCACCAATAGTAGAGTTACATCCGACTAAAGTATTATTAAAACCACCATTTATTACTGAAAATCTAGAATCAAATAAAGTGTTACCTTGTCCTGAACCTATAAAGTTACCTATATTACATAATGTACTGCCTGAAATAGTGTTTAATTGACCACCACCAATAACAGATATACATCCACCCCCAATACTTACTATTTTATTACGACTACCACTACCTATATACGAATTTGTTTGATCTGATGTGTTACAATAACCTCCTGATATTGTAGCTCCACCGGCGTATGTAGTATTACAATTACCACCGCCTATAAATGAACAATCACTTAAAATTGTATTACTTATACCACCACCAATGGTAGAATTACTATTTTCTATCCTATTTAATCTACCACTTAAAATACCGGAAAAATCGGAGGTAATAATATTTTGTTGTCCTCCTACAATTGCTGATGTATTACCTGTTACGATGTTGCAAATACCACCAGCTATTGCTGATGTGTTACCGGATACTATATTATTTAATCCACCACCAATAAATCCACCAGGTCCTAATATTATATTTCTACATCCACCACCTATTGTACTATTATCACAATACGATGTGTTAATTGTTCCACCGCCAATAGTAGAATTAAACCCAAATAATCTATTATTAAAACCACCATTTATTACTGAAAATCTAGAATCAAATAAAGTGTTACCTTGTCCTGAACCTATAAAATTAGCTGCATTACATAATGTACTACCCGAAATAGTATTTAATAGACCACCACCTATAACAGATACACATCCACCAGCAATATTTGTTATTTTATTATTTTGACCACTACCTATAAACGAATATGTTTGATTTGATACGTTACGATAACCTCCTGATATTGTAGCCCCAGCAGCGTATGCGGTATTATTAAAACCACCACCTATGACAGTTACTACACCACAAGTTATATTACCACATCCACCCCCAATTACACTACAAGAACCATAACCTGAATTGGAATTACCAAATATAGTATTTTTTAATCCACCTGCGATTACTGAGAATCTATTACTAGGTGAACCTGATATTAAATTTTCTTTACCACCACTAATTACTGAACTACTACCATATGAAGTATTACCTGTTCCTGATAAAACACTTGAATATTCAGAAAATGCTTCGTTATTGTTATTTATTCTTATGGTTGATCCAACACCACTACCAACCTCAATAACTTTATTATCTATTTGTGTTTTAGTGTTTGATGTGTAAGAATAAAACCCACTTAAAAATGAGTTTAATTGCGCTGTACTACCTGAATTGGTATTAATAAGAGATAAATCATATGCTGACAATTTATTACCAATATATTTAGCGGCTTTAATAACAAAATCACCACTAGACCAATCAGAAGGGGTATTGGTATAAAACTTTAATATACCTGATTCAGGGTCAAATACTGAATCACCTGAACCAAATGATAACACAGTTCCACTATTATATGTTATATAATATTGATACGCACTTCCATAGGTAGAAGGTACTACATCAACAGCGTTTGGATTAACAAAGGCAAAACTTTGAGTATCACCACTAGAACCAGGATTTAATGTTAGGTTATATGTTTTAATCTGAACAACTGCATTATTTTGGGTTAAACCTGTTGTTCCATCTGGATAAACATAAGAATCATTTAACAAACTTTGAACCGTTGTCCCTGATTGTGTTGATGATGTTGGGAAAAATACTGTTGGTATTTTAGATGTATCGGTCCAAACATTATTAGAAAACATTTGAAGTGGTCCATTATATGGTTCTTCATAGAATGCTCTATTAGTAAATGTATCACCTTTACCTAATAATTTTTTAAATAATCTTTGAGCTATTTCGTTTGTACTTATTGCCATTTTTTATAATTTTTATGATGTTGTTATTGATATTCCTGTGAATTTTTTATCGCTTAATGCTGGTAATCCTATTCTCACATAAATAGTCCCACTTCTCGCAGTTGAACCAAACGTTATTTTTTTAACTGTTGCCGATGAATCGGATGAAACCATTGCTGGAGTACCATTAGCCGATGGGCTTCCACTACCAGAGTATGGTGCGTTACCATCAATCCAATCTGTTCCACTAACTCTTACATTTAAAGTTAATCCTGAAGTGACACCATTAGCTGCTGCTGTCCAAGTAGGGCTTGTTCCGTTAAATGTTATTGTCACACTATTTACCGAACTTAATGGAGTTCCTGTTAATAAAACAAATCTTGTTTGTGAACCTACTGATGAATAATTATAACCACCAGTATAAGTTGAATAATCAAGACCTGTTGGCACTTGATAACTACCATTTAATAATTGTAATTCGTAATTATAAGACGTATTAGTTACATTACCCACAATCCTTTCTGTTGAATCATATGGTAATTGATACTGTACAGGGTAAAAGTTTGTAGGTGGAGGGTTATTTTCACCATTCGCCGCATTTCTTAATCTATTTTCATTTGATACCGTATCAATTCTATAACCTGTTAATGATGATGACGAAGTTCCAACACCATTTATTGCGTTATAACCATAAAAAGTAATACTTGGACTTTCACTATATTTGTTAGTTGTTGCTGCTAATGATTGTGATGTTAATGTTACTGATTGCCCTGAAAATGGTTTAGGTGATAATGAACTACTAGCGTATGATGTACTATTTATTGTCCAAGTAGAACCATCCATTTTAGCAAATGTTCCTGTTGTATAGAACTTACTTACCGCATTATTAACTCTATATGAATATGTGAAAGAATCACCTACCGCTAACGATGGAACACCTGACACATATCTTGTTATTGAAGAAGGTGTTGCTGTTTGCGATATATTAGATATTGTAGGGGTATAAGTGGTATCAACATAAAAACTTTCCGATATACTTCCTGTTTCAGTATGAGTTAATGTATATGTTTGTGATGTAAATGCGTTGTTTGATAAAATACTCTGTGTTCTACCTGAAGCTGCGATTGCTGACCAGAAACCTGATTTACCTGTTTGATTCACATAATAATCATTTACATTCAAGGTTAAACCTAAATAAGTACCTGTATTAGCTGTGGATGCGTTTACACTTGTTGTTGTTAAAAGTTTAGAACCATTAGATGTACCATTCACATAAAATGTTATATCACCTAATAAACCATTCCAAAACCCACTAAAAGTTCCACTTGTTCCGCCTGTAACTCTAAATTGAGGTAATAGATTGTTAAATATTACTTTACTTATTGTAGTTCCTGAAATATTAACCCAATCACCTGAAGCAACTGCTGATGAATAACCTGGACTAATCCAAGATGAGGCATCTAATCTTGGTGGTTTAGCTGGTGCTAATAAAGCTAGAATTGTATCAATCTGATCAACAGCGTAATTAATTGTTGTTGCCGATGTTAAACCTAATAATCCTGTATCATAACTACCATCTGCTGGTGTTCCTAATGTAGTATAACCACCAATACCATAAAATGTATTTGCTGTAACATTACCTAAAACATTTAAATCACCATATACTGTACCACCTGAAATACTTAATTTATTATTAATAATATTATTAGTTGTTGAACTATATAAACTAAAATCAGTTATATTTAATTTACTATCTATTTGTGTTTTAGTTAAACCAGTATAACTTATAAAGTTTGATAGTGTATTTGAGCTGTAAGAATTAAAATCAACTACATTTAGTTTATAATCTAAATTACCCCATTCCACACCACTATCCTTTGAAAATAATACGTCATTTACTGAACCACTATTATTTAATCTATCATATACGTTAGTGGTGTATAAACCACCTAAACGCAATTTACCATAGCTATTAAAATTAACTATTGATAATCCAGATGCTGTTGTTGCTGTTGTGTAACCTAATTGATATTCACCTAAATCTTCTTTATAGATAAATGCTGTGCTTCCTGTTGTAGCCCTGTTAATTAATAAACCAGCGTTTAATGTTGATAGTGTGCTACCTGATGCTAGTAATAATATAGGTGAAGTTATAACTGAGTTTTGAACATTTATTGTGTTACCTGAACCCAACAAAGTTAAATTACCTGTAATTGTTACATTACCACTAATAATACCACCACTTTTATCGTATTTTATATTATTTGTAGTAGAACTATAAACACTAAAATCGGCTAAATTTAATTTAGATCCAATTAATGTATTAGTATTTGCACTATATAAACTAAAATCAGTTATATTTAATTTAGTTCCGATTAATGTATTAGTTGAAGATGTGTATGTATTGAAATTAGTTAAACTTAATTTACTTGTTACTGACGTACTACCTGATATTAAATTATCAGCTGAACGCCATCTAGCACCACTTCCTGTTGATGATAATATATTACCAGCACTACCTGAAGATGCTCCATTATCATATAAAGCACCACAAACATTCAAACTTTCTACATACGTGGTATCTGGTGTTGAAGTATTAATATTAGAACCTAAAACAAACGTATTGTTAGCATCCGCTACGTTTCCACTACCACCTAATATATTTGAGTAATCACCATTCGCTTTATTATTACAACCACCACCGATTATTGAATATCCACCTGATGCTGTGTTATTACAACCACCACCAATTACAGCACAATTACCAAGTAATGTATTATAAGTACCACCACCAATAAAACCACCTTGACAAGCTGCGGTATTTTGGAAACCACCCCCAACATTTGAAAAATTACCACCAACTTGATTGTATGCACCACCACCTATTGTTGATAAACATACTCCACTACCACCATCTAATATTGTATTTTGGAAACCACCACTAATTACACCACAATCAGCATTTGTACCAACATAGTTAGTGCTACCACCACCCACATAAGTATAATTACTATTAGTTACGTTAGTTGAACCACCTACGATTGTTGATTTACCAACACTACCAATCGTATTCTGACAACCACCACCTATAAAGCCATAATTACCTGATGAAGTATTACGACAACCACCACCTATAAATGAAAATCTTTCACTATTTGTATTAATACAACCACCTACAATTACTGAACAATTTGCATTAGTATCATTTGTATTACTATAACCACCTGATATAGTTGAAAAATTACCTGAAGATGTGTTAGTACAACCACCTAATACTGATGAACCTGTACCTTGAACTGTGTTACTATTATTAATTCTTATAGTTGAACCAGAACCACCATCTTCAATAACCTTAGTCGCTAAACCTGACGTTAAGCTTCCTATTGAAGAATTAGTACTTGAGACAAATGAATTATATGTAGATGTTTCTACTTTATTATTTATTCTTGTATTTGTTGTTGCCGTGTATGCAGTAAATGTTGTATAATTTAACTTAGAATCAATTTCTGTTTTAGTGTTAGCAGTGTAACTTACAAATGTTTGTGTAAATGCGGTTGTTAAATAACTAACATTAGAAGGTGTATTTGCGGTATAGAATGCGAATACACTGGTATCTAATTTTTTAGTTTCAGTTTCCGCTGTATAGTTAAAAAAGCTAATATTATCAACTTTAGTTCCAATTAAAGTATTTGTATTGGCACTATATGAACTAAAGTCAGTTATATTTAATTTAGTTCCGATTAAAGTATTTGTATCACTTGTGTATTGGTAAAACACTTCTTTAGATATACTATTACCTGTAATTGTACCAATATTAATAGTAAACCATTCTAAACCGGTGTCACCTCTATATAAAACTTGTCCATTTGTCCCACTACTATTATTAGAATCATATACATTACCAGCAATACTAATGTTTTCAACGTAAGTTGTATTAGTAGTTGTTGCGGTTATATTAGAACCAATTATAAATGTATTATTTAAATTAGTATAATTATTTTGCCCTCCTAATATACCTGAATATTGTCCTTCAGTAGTGTTACTTAAACCACCACCTATAACCGAATAAGTTTCATTTGAAACGTTATTTTCGCCACCTAATATAGCTGAATATTCTCTAAATACTGTATTATTTTTACCACCAACAATTGATGAGCATTGTCCAGCTGCATCATTTGATACGCCACCACCAACAAACGTTCCATCACCACCGGCTGAAGTATTATCACCACCAATAAATTTATTAGCTTTCGTTGCACCTGAAATAATTGTTGTACCATCCACATCAAAAGATATTGGTAATACATTTCCTAAACCATCACTAATAATGTGTTTAGTTGTCCCAGTAAATGATTCATTACTAAATAATTTTAATAATGAATTAAAGGTTTTATTTATATAATTATTATTTAAACTTGACATCTTTTTTAATTTTTATTTGTTTATAATTCTTGTCTTACGAAAAACTGAGTTATTTCTTTATAATCTCTTATCTCTTGATTTGAACTAACCCTTATATCTAAATAGTACTTATTTGGTAATAACCAACTACTATCTAATATAAAATAATTCATATTTGCACTTCTATTTACATCAGTCCAATCTTGAACAAGGATTTCATTTAAAGGTCCTTCTTTCACGTATATTTTATATTGAACAAAATCAGTTAAAACGGGTACTTCATAAACGTAAGGTTCTCTTACGCTTACAACCACCTTTCTTACCTCACCTTTTCTTACCACCTCATCTCTCTTCAAACCGCTAAATGATAAACCATATTCTTTCGGTAAAAATTCACCAGTTCCGATACTATAATATTCATCACATTTAACTTCAAACTCTAAACTAGCATCCACTTTTCTTATTCCGTTGATTGATAGATTACTCCAAACATCATTAAATAATACCGAATCATATGGGTAAGTTTCGGGTACATACAAACTTACATAATATACACCGACAGTTTTTTGAGTTCCTGTAATTGCTGAAAATATATCACCACTTTCATTATACACTCTACAAACAGGTAAATTGTCTAAGTTTTTAGGTGCTCCATTCTGATTAACATAAAGAAATAAATTATTCATTTTACCTTTATAGAAGAAGTTTCTATCGTCTTGAATTAAATCGTCATAGTTTGTTTCTAAAAATGGTTGATAGAATGTTTGTGTATATTTAGAAAAGAAACCTACATATTGTAATGAAGCATCAGATGTAACGGCACTATACGGAATATTTTCCAATGATGTTGTAAATGCTAAACCATAACTAACACCGCTAAATATTTTATTTTGTAATCTATTATTTATCTCACTTGAAACATCTAACTTTAAATCCTCATTACCTAAATCGAAATGTTGCGTTGCGATAATATTAGGTGTACTATAAACACCAGGGATATTCCAGCTTGAATTAGTTTTATTATAATACCAATTTGAAGGTGTTTCAGTATAAACAAAAGGATCTCTGATTAAAGTTTCTGTTTTATAATCAGCATAATCATAACCGATACCTTGATCCCAAGTTTCACCTGATATTTTAAATAATATAAGATCAAATGAATTACCTCTTGTTTTAGTACCAACAAGTTCACCGAATAATTCATCAAAAGACGAACAATTCTTTAAGTTTAATGTGTGTGTTGTTCCATTTAATGTAGTTATTGTTTTACCTGTATATAAGTTATATATGTTTGTCAAATCAATATCAAAAATGTATCTTGAAAATGTTCTTGATTGAGTTTCATCAAACCCATAATATATCTCAGCGATAGGATTTCTAGCTGTGTTTACATACGAATTTCTAACTAATGTATTGTTTTTACTAAAATATGTTCTATATTTTCCCATTTTTTTTATATATAAATAGTTTCCTTTTCAATTATATATATTTATAGAGTATAGAATTTTAATGAAATGATATTTTTTGGATTATACATACCCACACCAGTTATTGTGTCACTATTAGGGATAATTAGTGGTGCTATTGGATACTTTGTCAAAATACTAATGGACAAGAAGAAAAACCTTGATAAAATCGAAAGAGTTAAACGCAATATTACCAAATCAAAACAGATTGTAGGTAAGTTACAACAAATATTAGAAATAACTAATTCAGATAGAGTTTCCATCACAGTTCTTCATAATGGAGGTGTTTTCTTCAATAAAAAAGGACAAAAAGTAGAGTTTACTAAAGGTAGTATGATTTATGAAGTTGTATCTTCAGGGATATCAATTGAAAATATGGAGTTTAAAGATGTGTTACTTACACCTTTTTCAGATCATTTTATGCCATTCTTTGATGAAAAAAGATATAGTATAGATACTAATGACACTAAAAATCCTACAACTTGGAAAAATTATTTATATACCAAAGGAGTTAAAAATGATTACGGATTCGTAATTGAAAATATTGAAGGTTCTATATTCGGTTTTGTGAGAGTATCTTTTATTAAGAATAAGATGAAATTAACCGATGAACAAATGGATGAAATTGAAAAATTATCTTATTTAGTTTCAGGATACCTATAAAAAAGAAAACCCAACATTTCTGTCGGGCTTCGAGGTGACCATATTCGTATCACTCCACCAATCCATTTTGATAGAATGGATAAACTAACGTGGACAATGGAGGGGTCGAACCTCCGTTCCCATAATTTGTAATAACCTAAATTATTTACAAGCTTAGGTTATTTTCTAACAACCAAATATCCCTCTTATTTTAACACCAATCGGAAAAATGTGTGATAGTTATTGACTACTCTAACAAAAGGGTTTGCTGTGTTTGGCTTTAAGCCAAGTTCACTTAAGCTAACTCAAGTTCAGCTTCTTGAGTTTTGAAGCTCTTCATAAGTGAAGTTGGTAAGGACATCATGTCCTCAGAGTTGTAACCGTTGCCAGTTGATTTTTTACCTCAGTTTTTAAAGACTTAAAGTAGGTCTTGCTTGTTTAAGATATCCAACCATTACAGGTCAAAACCAGTAATTGCCCATTCTTTATTCAAAGATAAATATTATTTTATTTAATATCAACAACAATTTTATCTTTTTTTGTTTTTTCTTTTGGTATTGATACCGTTAAAATACCATTTTCTAATTTAGCGGTTATCGTTTTTACACCATTAGGGAAATAAATACTCTTATTATATTTAATTTCTTTACCTTCCTTTTTACCCTCAACCACCAAGTTTTTACCCTCAATAGTTACTGATAATTCTTCTCTCTTAAAACCAGGAACAACGAACTCAATATCGTATGATTCATCATTCTCAATCACATTTGTTTTAATTAAACTACCCCCAATCTCATCAGAAAAACCTGTTAAAAATAAATGATTAAAAGATTTTTGAAATCTGTCTAAATTTTTTAATAGATACATTTGTTTATTTTTTTTAGTTTTAATTTATTATTGTATAACATATATAATAAAATAAACATCATAAGTCAAATTTTTTTTATGTTACTTGAAACCAAAAAAGAAAAAGATAAGATTATCAGTATTTACGAATCTTCAAATATCTATAAATCAGTTTATAATTTCTTAGATAACGATTTATACATCACCTTTAATAATGGTAATATCTATAAGTATATGAATGTAGATATGCCAACATTTTTAAGATTACAAGAAGCTCAAAGTGTAGGTAAATTCTTTGCTAGTGATATTAAAAACAAATTTAATGTCGAAAAAATAGGGTCCGAAGACCCTAAAGTTATTATTGAAGATGTAAAAAGGTTAAAAAGTAAGATGGGATTTAATGACTAAGCTCCCAATCTCATAGTTTCTGAAGCTTTTCTTCCACCCAACCCTGACGTAATATTTACACGATTAGCCGCTTCTTTACCTGAATTAAAAGCATCGTTATCAGAAATTGTTATTCTTGATGTAGATGTCCTTAATCTTAAAAATGGGTTTTCTTTTTTAAACATTTGTTCGGTGATAGCCATTTTATTATACAATACCAAACCAGATGATTTTGCTTCTTCACGGATAGAATTCTTCATTTCACGAAGTCTTTGACTTAATCTTACAATCATACCCTTATAGAAAGAACCACGAGCTGTTCTACCACCAATAGATTTGTATTCAGCTGTTTTTTGATATTTAGCGTATTCATTATCCATTGCGTGTGATAACAAATCAAACAAATAACCAGCAAACTCAACATCCTTTTTAGCTCCAAAGAAATTGTAAACATAATTTCCCATACGTTTATTGAAATAAACTTTAGTATCGGTAAAATAACCAATTGAACCTAAAATATCGTGAATTGGTTTTTTATTCCCACTATCCATTTGAATAGAATCGGTAATAAACTCTTGTGATTTAACCTCAACCTCTGTCATAGACAAATCGTATTCTTGGAGAAGTCTAGAAATCATTTCAGCTGCTGACATAGCTTCTGCCTCTGTACAACCATTAGCTGTGGTTTTTTCCTTCAACAAATTAATTCTTTTGATGATGGTTTCTCTTTTAGTGTTAGTCATAGTTTATTTGTTTATTGTTATACAAATATACAGATAAAATTTAAAACACCAAAAAAAATTTAAAATAATTTTAAAAAAGTATATAATCTCTTATAATACTGCTCTTTTTTGTAGTCAGGATTTGTCATTAAAGCGCATAAGTAACAGAAATAGAATAACTTATCAATTAATACCTCCCTATTTATTGGACCTCCTGGATATCTAAACTCAATGTAATTATCTTTCTTTAATCTTGTAATATTTAATCCATACAACTTAAAATATGTGGGGCTATCATAACCCTCCGTATCTAAAAGCTTTAAAAGATATTCATTAAAATAATCCTCAACATTCTCTAAGTTATCTTTTTTAACTGTAAATGTTTCAGAATCACTACCCACCTTATCAAACACCAATCTTTTGAATGAACCAGCATACTTACTACCAATCCTTCTTTCAATACCTTTAAATACATAAGGTATTTTATTTTTGGTTTTTGATGGGTCATCACTTAAAAATAAAACACCTTTAAGGATATTCCAATCTTTTCTTTCTTTAAAACCTATGTTTATATGTAAACCAGTTTTTTGTGTGAATTTCCAATATGATTGTTTATCAAAGTCATCATAAAAGTCATTTATCAAATCTATCGCTTCACTAATTGAGTTTAAGTATGTGATAGGTGAAAATTCAATACCTTTATCCAACGAATTATCAAGTTCAAACTTCATTTTGTCTGACCATTTTCTGTAAAAATTAGGTAAATACTCTTTCACCTTCAATGTTAAATATGATAAAGTATCATTAGTATTTTCCATTGAAATACCTCTAATCACCTCAATCATTCTTCTTTTGTTACCATCATATAAAGATGGGTTTAATAATTCATCATATGTGAAATCTTCATCATCTAATTCTATCTGACTTATAATATCATCAATAAACTCAGGGTTGGCTCTTCTATCACCTCTTAATTGAGTATATACACCATCTTTAATTGTTTGAATAACTATTTCGTCATCAACCTCTTCAGGATTGTGAGGATCTTCAGTTTCTAACTCAAACTCAAAGGCGATTGTAAATTGATTATCTAATTCTTTTAAGATATCGACATCTTTTTTATTATATTCGGTTAATATCATAAATTATATAAACATATCAGGATATTCATCAATCATTGAGATTGTTATTGTTCTATTATTTGTGTTAATATCAACATAATCAACACCAACTAATCTTTTAAGTTTTTCTTTAACTCTTAAATATTGCTCAGGTGTAATATCACCAGCATATCTTGGACTATCTAAAGATATTTTTATTTCATAATATCCTTCATACCCACCCTCTTCATAATCAGCATACTCAACAAAAGATTCTTCGTAATCGTCATATACTAAACCAGATTCTTCAATTATAGTTTTAATTTCCCTATGAATATCAGCAATATTTTTATAATCACTAATCTTATTATATTCATCACTTTCTTTCATTAAACCTTCAATAACTGTCTTTTTAACATCTTTAGGGTTTGAGGTATCGTAGATAACAAATGTCATATTAGGTTTTTCTTTTTTCAGAGCTTTCATAAACTCCTCCATTGCTTTTACATTTTTCTTATCGTCATCTGAAAATCCAACACTAATTTCTAATTCACCTTTTGATTTTGGATTCATAATCCTAATATCTTTAGCGTCAAGATTGTTAGCCACATTCTCAATATAATTGATAAAATCTCTTGAAGCTATTTGTTTAGCAATTTCAGGTTTTTCAGCTCCAGACATAGAACCAAATTGTTTTTGAAACTCAGGTGATGATACAGGGTAGTATTTTTGATTAACCAAATACTTTTCAACTAAATCATTGAAAGGTAAATCACCATATAATTTTTTTAAGTTTTTCTTAAATGTAATCTTCTCATCAGGAGTTAGAGCTAAATTAATAAATGTCCTTACACCCCTTTTTAACGTCTCTGGTGCGTGTCCTCTAGCCGTAATGATAGCAAAGTAGTTTACGTGTTTTAAAGCTTCTTTAAACTTCTTAAAAGAAGGTGCTTTCTTATTATTAGCGATAGCTGTCTTAGTATCTTCAATAAACGCATCATCACCTCTATCACCAAAATCTTTAAAATCCTCAAATGCGTCATCTCTAACTTCATACTCAGGATTATTTCTTAATTCGGCAAACTCACTAGTTGAAACATAAACAGGTTTATTTTTCTTATACATTTTAATTTTTGTTGGGAGATTTAAAATATTATCATCCCAATCAAATTTATATACTCTAAGTTTTCTTCCTTCTACGATTAAATTTTTCATATATATAAATATTACGTTTTGTCAATTTTAGTCAAATATAGGAATTATTAACTATTTTACCAATTCTTATTTTTAATGTTTTGATTTTTAATTGGTTATATAAAATAAAAAAGGGTGAATATTACTACCCACCCTTTTAATTTATTGTTTTATGTTTATTACACGTTCTCGAATGAAGCTCCTTGTGGTGTAATTACAAACTGAATGTTGATATATTCTAAAGCTGAAGTTGGTTTCAAGTAAATTGTACCGTTCAACTCGTTATTATCAATATCTTCAGGTGCGTTACTCAATTTAACTCTGAAATCAGTTAAACCTCTTTCTCTTCTAATACCATCCAAGATTGGATTTACTAAGTTCAAGAAATCGTTTCTCACTTGTTGATCGTTTGGTTGGAATAATAATCTTAAACCAACTGCTGCGATAAGCTTTCTTGTTTGTAATAACAATCTTCTGATGTTTAATCTATCAAGAACAGAATCTCTAATTTGTAAGTTTCTATTACCCCAAATAACCGGTCCAACTCCTCTGAATGTAGCGATTGGATTGATTCTACCTGGATATAATGTATCTCTATCAGTTTGAGATAATTTAACTCTTGGTTTTGAATTAACTAAACCTCTCTCAACACCTGCAATTGCGTACCACTCATAAGCAATATTATCAGTCAATGCTAAGTTTCTTACCACTTCAGCTGTAGGTGGAATCCAAACTTTAGAATTGTTTTCTGTGTCATTGTAAAGAACGAATGGGAAGTAAACTGCTGTGTAGTTAGAATCAACACCAACTTCATTAATTAAATCAACCGCTTCTTGTGAAGTTTTCCAGTTATTTGTATCTGATGAATCTGATGCAAACATATTAATATCAGGTAAAGTTGGAATGTAGATACTATCAGCTCTATCATTTTCAACCATATCAATAGTATATTCAACTAATGATGAGTTGTTTTCAATATCAATACCTGGAGTTACTAATACGTTGATATCCGCATTTTCAGGATTAGCGAATGTATCGATACCTGTTTTGTATGCATAATAGTCAGAGTTACCTAACGCACTAAATCCTTCGTTAGTGTAAATAGTTTGTCCGATTCTATAACTATCACCATTAGTTCTGTAAGATCTGTAAATATCCCATCCATCATAACCACCATAAGGTGCTGCTGTGAATTTTCTACTTAATAAACTTGAATAAGCTGTTCCCGCTGTTCCAGCCTCTGTTTGGAATGGAGCTACACCCACATCAAATGTTGCCGCTACACCATTTACACTTACGCTAGTTGCACCTGAATCCATATGGAAACCATTAGTAGTTGTAGTTGAAGCTACATTACCTTTGTATTGGAAGAAATCACTATCATAACCCCAGAAGTTACTATCAGAAATACCTAAGAATGATTTTCTAATGTTATCACCACCTGAGATTATTGGTGAAATACCTGCTGGTGGATTTGTGATTTGCTCACCTGCTGTAAAGTATTTAGTTTTATATTGGATTTTAGGGTTTGTTGTTCCTGTACCATAAGTTCTAAAAGTATAACCCATAAAACCTGCCGGAACTGCTGTAGATGGAGCATCAGGATCGATTTCAATCATAATGTATTTAGACTTCAAATCATATTTACCATCAATAGTACCAACCTTTTTACCGATATAAGTTAATTGACTTTCATCCATTGAACATCTGATGTATTTTTCAATAATAACTGGATTAGCATCTGTATCGTTGAAATCTCTTACAATTAAATCAAATTCTTTTCTTTCTAAATTGATGTTTTGGATTGATATTTTAACTAATGTGTTAGCCGCATTACCATCTGAGATTGTAACAACTCTAAACAATTTGAATACGTCAGTACCTCTTAATTCTGATACGAAATAAGGTGTTGCTGGTGTAGCCCATTGTTCTTTATAATCTGTCATATTAACACCTGATGAAGATGAGTTGCTAATTAAAGTAGCTTTTAATCCTCTAACATAACCCTTTAAGTAACCATAGTTTAATAACTCAGGATAAATCTCTTCAACGAATAAAGCACTTTGTTTTTCTTTTGGTTGTTTACCTAACACTAATGGTAAGTATTCTCTCTTAGTGTCATCCATACTAACTGTGTACTCAAGTTTTCCCGTTGTTGCGGTTACTAAAATTTTAAAAGCACCCTTAGCATTTGTTGTAATATCATCGATAGGTGATAATAAAGGATTAATAACATTACCATTAACAACAGGTGTTAATGTATTATTAGTCCAATTAGCGTCACTTCTTAATGTTGCAACTACAAGGTTATTCCAAGATGTGTAAGTTGATGCCGACGCTGTTTCAATAAAATAACAAGTAGAACCTGAATAAATTGTACCGTTTTTAGTTAAACCTGTAATAAACACACCATATGTTACACCTGAATAAGTTGTATCTGCTTTTTGTGTGAATAATGTATTAAACCAAGTACTATCAGTAGTATCAGAATCCAATATATTTGTCATTGAATTTTTTGTAACACCGGTGATTACTGTGTTTGATGCGTAAGATAAGTCACCAAATTTATAACTTATTGTTGCTGCCGATAATGGGTAAAGTCTAGATGAATAATTACTTATCGCAGAAGTTACAAGAGATGTTGTATATCCTGATATATTATTCGCATAATCACTTACAGGGTAAGGGTATGAATAAACTCCATTATAATTATTTTTTAATACACCAACACTACTATCATACGAGAAATCAGAAAACAATGTTGTTTTTGTTATAGGTGCTGTATTAATTGTCGAAATATCAGGTTGTGCGATTGTGCTGATTGACCAAGCTGATCCAGCATCATAACCACTTAAACCTAATACTCTAGTCATATACATTTGACTTGCTTGTGAAAGGTATTCCCTAGCTATGTAATTTCCTTCATATTTTACAATTTGTGTACCTGAAAACTTTTCAGGATTTGCACCACCAAAATAAGTAGTGAATTCGTCATAATTCTTTACTAGAATCGGTTCAAACGCTGGACCTCTTTGAGCCTCACCTACTATACCTAATGAACTAACACCTAAACTCTGCGCTGCAAAGGTTAAGTCAACTTCACTAGTATATACACCAGGTGATACGTTTATTTGTTCTGCCATAATTTATTTTTTTATCTTTTTATAATTTATTTACTCTATAAATAGTTATTATTTTTACAAATAACATTAAACAACTATAATTCTTCCCGAAAATCTTCCATCGGGATCATCAATCACATATATTGACATATCACCACTACCACTTACTACGATATGATCTGGTTTAACTTCATAATAACTACCTGAAATTAACTCTTGAATAACATAAATAGGGTTAGTGCCTTTTAAATGTGATAGTTTTGGGTATGTAACACTATAATAACCATCAGTAGGACCACTCCAATCAGTTGTGCTATTAAATAATAATTCCGATTTACTTGCAGTTGCGGATTGACCACTAAATAATAATAATGTTTTATTTAACTCATCTAATGCGTTAGTTACATAAGTTGAGCTATTCCAACCAGGGACAGCACCAATAAAATTACCTGATGATGGTATTCCTAATGGTATCTCAATACCTTTTGGTATTGTACTACCTGTAAGCTCTACGACTTTGGTAGGTAAAACAACTATATTTTGTTTAAATGAATTCATTATCCGTTAATGCTTATTGTACTATTATTAAATACTTGAATAACACTTAAATTACTCGGTTGATTTATATCCGTCCTAGATATAATCACTTTAATAGTATCATTAACGGCAACATCATTAGGTAATGTGATTAAATTATTATTTTTATAAACACTATATGACGTTATATCGGATTTAACATTTGTCACTTCTTTCAATACACCAGGATATAAATTGGTAAAACTTAATTCAGTAGTATTTGGATTATATAATAAATCATAAGTTGTTTTCTTTTCGAAATAATAACCAGCAACATTAGTAGATGGGTCAGTAATGAAATTATTAATATCCATATCACTATTATATGTTCCTAATAAATTAAAATTACTATTTGCACCATCGTTAGTTTGACTAACTGTTATTTCTATCACATCACCTGAAGTCATATTGAATGTTGGTGACACCGATACACCATTTTTTAATATTTCATAACTACTTACATTGTCTGTTACAATACCATTAATTGTGTATTGCCCATCAGCTGCAAATGATACGTTTAAAGGGGAGCCAACAAAAAACTCAATATTAATTTCTAAATGCCCATCATTACCTTTATTTACAACTATATTAGGAGCTCCTTTTTTATTTCTTTTACCACCTAAAAACTTATAACTTAATAATGTTCTTGTTACTGCTGGTTTAATATTGAACTCTTCTTCGTCTAATAAAAATCCGTGTAAATTAAAATTATATTTCTGAACATAAAATCTCTTTTTATTTATGTCATTTATTTCGTGTTCATCATCTACACTTTCTAATGTTATTGGAACATAATGTCCATTCACATCTGTATATGCTTGTTCTGATGAAAATTCGGTTAATACAATTTTATTAAATTCATTTAATTCTCTTAACCTTGTTGAAAATAATCTTACATCATATTTAACATCAACATATATTGGTTGTGGTATTTCATATATATCATAACCATTTCTATTACCATTCCATACAGGGACATTTAATACTGATTTTTTGTATAAATAAGGAATGTTATACTTCATATTATCCGACAATACAACATCCGTATTTCTTACTATTGTAATAAATGGCATTTGGATATTCTTATATTTGTCTGAGAATTGCCAAGTTTTCGTAAACTCATTCCAATTCTGTATTGATAAAAATAATACTGGTACTTCTTTACCATCTATATTTAACAATAGAGTTTTATTTGCAAACTCAACAAACCCTCTATCCAAATCCTCATGCAATACACCCTTTGGTAAGAAAGCTTCATTTTGTCTTATTCGTTCAACTAATGAAACTCTTTCAGCGTTTAATTGTTTTTGTATTTTTACTTGTATATTTTTTTTAGGTAATCCCATTATATATAAATAGTTTAATTTAATTTAACCCAAGTTGATCCATCATAACCCCACCAACCTTTACTTGTTACTGAACCAACCCCAGCATCTGTCGCATATACCAATAAACCTTCAGCTGGTGATGGTATGGCTTCCACTTGAACACCTGTCATTCTTGGGGGTAAAAATCCTTTTGTGGTGCTATCTATTTGAACTTGAGCTGATTGTGTAATTGCTGATGTATTAAAACCTGATTGACCACTTGATGTTGTTAAAAATATAGTATTACCTGAAACATCTTGAACTGTTAATAAATTACCAACATTTGAATCGTTTACAGTAAATAAGTTACCAACACCACCACCAACGTTAAATACGGTTCCACCTGACTGATATAATTCTAATCTATTAGCGGTAGGTGTTGTATTAATCGCCACATTACCACCACTTGCTATTGTCATTCTAGTTAAGGCATTAGTTTCAAACCCTAAACTTTGAGTGTCATTAGTACCTAATAAAGCGCTTGACCCAAATGAATTACCACCTAACCTAAAATAAGTTACTGGTAATGTAGTTCCGGTAAATGTATTATAAGTAGATGTTTCTACTTTATTATTTATTCTCGTGTTTGTTGTTGATGTATATACATAAAAACTATTAGTAAACCCTGTAAACTGACTAAAATTGTTATTTATCCTCGTATTTGTTGCTGCGGTATAAGCTGCAAAATCATTATAAGTTACACCGGATACGTTTGAAGCTGTAGTTGCTGTGTATGTTGCAAATATTGAAATATCTAATTTATTATTTATTCTCGTATTTGTTGCTGCGGTATAGGCCGCAAAATCACTATAAGTAACACCTGACGTATTTGAAGCCGTGGTTGCTGTGTATGTTGCAAATATTGAAATATCTAATTTATTATTTATTCTTGTATTTGTGGTTGAACTGTATGAACTAAAATCAATTAGATCTAACTTAGAATTAATTAATGTATTAGTTGTAGAGCTATATAAACTAAAATCAGTTAGATTTAACTTAGAATTAATTAATGTATTAGTTGTAGAACTATATATATTAAAATCACTTACATTTAATTTATTACCAATTAATGTATTAGTATTACTACTATATGAATTAAAATCACTTACATTTAATTTAGCGTTAATATTTTGGGTGTTCGCTGTAATACCACCATCCAAATAAGTTAAATTACCATCCATTTCTTGAATAGTTAATTTACTACCTTTTACTTCTCTTAATACTAATCCCATATCTTTTATTCAAAATAATCATCAATATAACCATTAACCACAAACTGATTCTCACTTGGATCAACAACCGCAGTACCTTTAGCTACACCTGGAATATAATTTATTATTGTTCTATCTATTGCTGGTTTTATTACAAAATTATTTTCATCCAATAATAATCCTTCTTCAATAAGTTTATAAGTTTGTTTATAAAACTTTTTACTCATTATATCAACTTGGTTATCACTTGACACCCCATCTAATCTTATTGGGATATAATGCCCATTTATTGTTGTATAGGCCTGATTAGATGAAAATTTAGTCAACATAATTTTATTATACCTATTCAATTCCTTCATTCTTGTTGAAAATATTGTTACATCATATGATATATTAACCCTAACAGGTTGTGGTATTTCATATATATCATAACCATTTCTATTACCATTCCATACAGGGAATTTCAACAAGTCTTTTTTAAAAAGGTAAGGAATATTATATCTCATTTGTTCATTTAAGTTTATATTTGTATTCCTAACAATAGTGATAAACGGCATCTGAACATTCTTATATTTATCCGCAAACTCCCAAGTTTTTGTAAACTCATTCCAATTCTGTAATGATATAAACAAAACAGGAACACCCTTACCATCAATATTTAGAGTTATATCGTTATTTACAAAATCAACAAAACCCCTATCCAAATCTTCATGCAATATCCCTTTAGGTAGAAAACTTTCGTTCTGCCTAATACGCTCAACTAAATGAACTCTTTCATTATTTAATTGTTTCTGAGCGACAATATTTACAGTTTTCTTAGGTATTGCCATATTCTTCTAATTCTTGAACTAATTCATCATCAATATCAAACTCACTCTCATCTTCAAATAACCATTTGTAATGCTTCATATATGAAATAACTGCATTTATTTTCTTTTGAACTGGTAAATCACGTATTATTATGAATACAAAGTTTTTATGTAAAATATAATTAAAATCTGGGTCTTGTATTAAATAATACCATACTGATTGAGCTGCGAATGTGGCTGTATTATCTGATGATATATAACCTAATTTAAAGGCTAATGATTTATATATTTTATAACCAAGACCAATACCTCTTAATAATTTAGGTAAAGATTTACGAAAATGAACTCTATTGAAATCTGTTTCATTTACACTAACAACAAACTCAAACTTTTCAGGTTTTACTTTTTCACCGGCAACTTTATCTTGTAACGCATAATTCTTAACATAAGTTAGTAATAGATTGATTTCCTTATTATCTATTTCCACGTTATAGAACTGCTCACTCTGATACTGTTCTGTTGATTGAAAATCTATGTCTTTATAGTTTATACTTTTAACAGCATTCCTAAGTTTAACCAAATAACTATCATCTAGATTTGGTTCTTTCTTTGGTTTTTTATCCTTTTTAAGGAATCTATTTAAATATAAATCTTTAGAAGATAATCTTTCTTTTGATATTGCCTCGTTCATCTATTATAAATACTTTACTTTATAAATAAAAGCAAAATATTAAAAATTAACGGCTTCTTTAACTTTTAACACGAAGTTTTGGACGACTGTCTGACACTCTGCCGATGTAACTAATACACCACTAGCTTTACTTAATAGGGTTTGTATTGCCAATAAGTTATTAATTGAAGAACCTGTCATAGCTAAAAAACCACCACAACCACCATTCGACACAGGGTCGGCAAATGTTCTTACAGCCCCATAACCTGAACGCCAATTTGGATGTCCCATTAAAATAAATAAATTACAATGTGAAGGATCAGTGGCGTTATATGTTTCCCTAAAAAAAGCATATACCGTAAATCCACTTAAAACATCTCCATTATATAATAAACCTGATGCTAATATACCACCACCATCCGCACCTGAATTACCACCAATTTGCCAACCAATAGGACTTCCTTGATTAAGCCTTGTACCAATAACAGTTAAAGGATGGTATAAACCATTTTGAGTTCCACCTGAATATCTAATATAACCCAAACTCGTATAATAAAAATCACTATCTATGTTATTGATTGTTGAACTACTGTAATTAATAGAGTTAGGATATGACGCAGCTGACCAACCTGCGGTAGTAGTATATGTTACATTATTTCTAAGCCATGGTGTTGTTATATTACCACCATCAAACATATCGGCACCACCATCATTTATTTGAACACCATCAGGTATTCCTGCTGTAGAATAAGTTGGTGGAATACCATTATCTAACCAATAAGTATAAAAACTTGGGTTTCTAAAGGCTGTCATATTACCCCTTAAATAATTCGCTATTGTATTTAATGAATTATAAGGTGATGGTGGATTTAACCGATTAATAACTACGTTACCTCTTACTATTGATTGATTTTGTATTATTACTCCCATTATACATAAATACTTACTTTATTTTTATGTACTTATACCAAGCTCTTTCGTGTAAAAAATAAATAATCGGTTTTAATACCAATTCACCTATACCTAACATTGAAGCCAACGCTATTGGTGCTCCTAAAATATATGCGGTTACTACTGTTGTTAATGTCCCCAAAAATCTATAAGAGATTGTTTTTAATAAATGTCTTTTAACTGCGGAATCCTTTGGTGGTGTAGTAATATAAGCAACATTATCTTTAATTAAACAATTACCTTTACAAGTAATATGCCATTTGTAACCTATACCATCTATATGGTCTTTTGTTGTGAATACCTCACCATCAATAAAAATATCAGATACTAATATTTCTTCACCATTATCAGGTATTAATCTCCATCTCACATTATCATTTGTAGATGCAGTATTAAATCTTATTTTATAAGTTTTCATTATAATTTTCCCTCAGATTTTAATTGTTCTCTTATTTTTGTTGCTGAGATATTTGCAATATCCAATGGTGGTAAATGCTCAATAATATCATACCCAACACCTCTACCAAACTCAACTGAACAAATATCAGGAATTACCATTACTTTTACTTTACCCTCCGATACTTCATTAGAATAATGATTTACAATATTAGCTTTTACTTCCTCAGCTGAATATGGGTTTTTTTCATCAGGTTGAATATCTCTAATACAAATTAAAATATTCTTACCTTCATTCATTGCTTGTTGAAACATCTCTTGATGTCCTTTATGTAATGGTTGCCATCTACCAATAAACATAGCATATTGTCCTTCTTTACGTTCTAATGATGACTGAACGTGTACTTTTTTATACCAATCCGACATAATCTATAATCTCCTTTAAACATTCTTCTGGTGTTATATTTGTTGTATCCATATCTAAATAATTGAATACGGGCTTTTGAAAATCTTCAACGTGAAACTGCTCTCTACCTCTTATATCTGTGGTATGAACATAAATCTCATATACATTTTCTGTGTTTTCCTTAAACTCTTCTCTTAAATCCCTATATGGTGTCATAAGTGAAACTACCACATGATATCCTTTATTTTGTAGATATTTAGCAATAACCTGAGCATTTCTAATGTTTTGCTCTCTTCCAGCTCTTGAATAATCTTTATTAATTGTAAGATTTCTTAAATCATCACCATCAATGTGAAACACGTCATTTACACCAACTCTATCAATGTGTTCTTGTAATAATTTTGCAAGAACTGTTTTACCATGTCCTGCTTGCCCTATTAACCATATAATTTTAGTCATATGGTAATAATAGGTATAATTACTTATTTAATAAAGCTTTTATGTCTGTAATTTCTTTCTCTAAACTTTCTATTTTAGAATTAGCTTCTTGTAATGCTTTAACTGTTAAAGATAATATACCATCATAATCTAAACCATATGTTCCATTTTCATCACCACCATTACCTAAAACTAAGTCAGGTTTAATTTCTAAAACATCTTGAGCGATAAAACCATGTCTTTTAACTCCAATATTACCATTAAACTCAAACCTTACCGGTTTTAATTTATTTATAAATGGTATATAATCATCATTAATATATTCTATATTTGTTTTGGTTCTAATATCGGAAGTTCCACCACCAGGTGTACTTAAAACACCGGCATCTGTAAGGGATAATATTACGGTACTATATGCGTTATTAACAATTTCAAAGGTGCCGATATTGTTTATTCTAATTGTTTTTTTAGTGTTAGTAGCACTAGAAAATGTATTTTCACCTCTTATAAAATCTAAAAATTCGTTTCCACCAACAGTTCCGGAACCTCTTACTAATATACCTGTTTCCTGATTACCAGCCACAGATTGTGTTGCTGATACGTTTAGTGAACGAACAAAGGTTGTGTTATTAGTTGTGGCTGAAATATTTGAACCAATAATAAATGAGTTAGTTGTTGTTATAGTATTACCTGAACCACCAAGAATACCTGAATATGTCCCTGAAGCTGTATTTGATTTACCTCCAACAACTACTGAATAAGCACCTGTAAATCCTGATAAACCACCTAATATACCACTATAAGCACCTTGTGATAAATTATTACAACCACCACCTACAACTGAAAAAATACCTGACGATACATTTCTCCAACCACCACCTACAAATGAACAACAAGCTGTAGTTGTATTTTGTCTACCACCTGCGATTGCTGATGCGTATCCTGAAGCCGTGCTACTTCTTCCACCGGCAACAAGTGAATAAGTTCCTGATGCGGTATTAAAAACCCCAAAAGAAACTGTCCCTGGTTGAGATGCGACTCCCAACCTACCACCAGACACCGAACAGTTACCTGATGCTGTATTACCATGACCACCTACCACAGTTGAATACCTCGCTGATGAAGTATTACCACAACCACCACCAACAGTCGTTGATACCGAACAAGTTCTATTTAAATAACCACCTGATAGTGTTGAGAAAGTTCCAAAATTAGAGTTACTTAATCCACCACCTACGAATGAATAACCAACATAGTTTATACCTGTAACACCTGAAAAAGATGTATTAATTGCATTACCTACACCACCAACCAACGAGTTAGCAGTTGCTGCAATACCACAATAAGTCCCTGATACGGTATTCCTCCAACCACTAACAAGACTTGAAAAAGAGTTTGAAACCGTATGTCCTGAACCACCACCAATAAATGAACAAGCTCCTGACACTATATTTCTAAAACCACCACCTACATTTGAAAAAGCCGCTGATGATGTATTAGCATATCCACCTGATATTGTTGAACAAGCTCCCGATGATCTATTACATCTACCACCAATAATAGTTGCACTATCACCATTTGATGAGTTACAACAACCACCAGCAATTGTTACATAGAAACAGTTAGATGTATTTAAACAACCACCTGCAATGGCACCACCTGTAAAAACAGCTGCATTTTGTTGTCCACCTAATACAATAGAACTTTCACCACCGGCTGAGTTAAATCTACCACCAGCAACTGTACCAAATAAACCACCAACAATGTTTCTACACCCACCACCGATTGATGCGTAGTTACCTGATGCCGTATTTAATACACCACCGGCTGTTGTTGAAAATATTGATGATACAGTATTACCTGAACCACCACCGATTGTTGTAAATGTATTTGATGCGGTATTTGTTGAACCACCACCTACTACCGAACAAAGACCTGAAACTAAATTACTTCTACCACCACCTATAAATGAATAATCACCAAATATATCATTATTACAACCACCATTTACAGATGAAAATGTTGATGTGATTGTATTCAAGCATCCAGCACCTATAAATCCTATTTCACCTGTCACAATATTAGATACACCACCACCCACAAGAGAATAACTACCTGAAGCTGTATTACCCGTTCCGCTTAATACACCAGAATAACTACCTGATGATAAATTACTATTACTTATTCTTAATGTAGAACCTACACCACTACCTAATTCAATAACTTTATTATTTGTTAAGCCTGTTACAATATAATCAATATTATTCCATATAACACCTGATGGTGATGTAAATAATACCTGATTTGTCACCCCTGAAGTATTTAAACTATCATATATGTAAGTTTTTACGTTAAATGAATTACCACTTACATTACCTTCTCCTGTAACGGCAAATGTATTATTACCTGTGTTACTCTGAACCTCAATTACGTTATCCGATTCAGATGCACTCCCTCTTTTAAATGTAACCGCACCCAATGTTGAGTTAGTTAATATTTCAGGTTGAACTGAGTTATCGTATGCTTGTTGTAATGTAGTTGTTGATAAACCACCAGTTCCACCTATTAATTCACCAAATTTAGATACTGAAGTAAATTTAGCATAATTAGTATTAGTCAATGGTTGACCATCCGCAACAATATCATTCCTTACTGAAATAATACCAATTAAAACACCAGTGGTTTGAGCGTTAGGATATGTAACGAAAGTTTCGGTTTGTATTCCAGCAACTGCGGCTGTTAAGTTGGGGTAGTTTGTTTGTCCGTATAATATATTTATAACACCTGTTGGATATAAATAAACTCGTTGGTTACTGGCGTTATCACTACCCGCACCACCCATACTAGTTATAGCACCACCAACATCATATTTTGTTGGATCAATCAATGTTACGGAAGAAGAAGTACCACCTGTTTGAGTCCTATAAAAGAAAGAAGCAGGTGATTTGGCTGCTATTGATACCTGATTGGGGTTTAATTGATTTGTAGTCCAACCAATACCATTACCCCACAATCCTCCTGCCGATGTATTAATATTTAAATTAGCACCATTCGGAGATACTATAATACCATCATTTATTAATTTAATTGGTGTCCACAAATCACGTAGTGCCTGCATTGGTGATACATCAAAATCAACAGTATTATTTATATTTAATATTGACGTTCTACTTGGATGAACAACCTTACCTAAGAAAATATTTTGTCTCCTTTGTTGTGGGGAAGGAAACGATGTTTGATAACTTATTGTTCCGGCTGACGTTAATAATATATATGTTGCATCACTAGTCGATAAATAAGGTGTTGTTTGTCCTGTTGTACTACCACTATAATTAACTTGTAATACATATGGTATTACAGGGTTTGTTGTGTTATCAACAAACCAACCTCTAACAGGTGCGATTTGGAATGTCGTATTTGATGTTTTAGTTAGACCAGTGTATTCAAAAACACCTGTTGATATGGTATTACCTAATAAAATATTTACTTGTTTATTTGTTAAACTTTGAACCTTATTTTCATTCGTAATTGACACTAATATCTTACCATTGGTTACGCCAGTCGTTACAACCCAACCAACTGAACAAACTCTGGAACTAAAATTAATCCCAATTACATTATTTGTGAAACCACCGGATATTGTATCTGATAAATATAATTCATCACCCACATTAAATGCTGATGTATTAACATCTCTTACAATACCAAAATTGGTAATAAAACCAATAGTATTATTTGGAATGTCGTGAGTTGCAAAACCTGCAACTTCAGCTCTATCATCAAAAGCAGCATTTGATAAAACAATTGTTGGAAGACCTAATGATGAACCGGATATATGAACAACAGAACCATTATTAATTTGTACCCCTGTATTATTATATACCCTTATTAAACTTTCTTGACCGATATTAACGGTTACATCCATGCTAGGTGTATTAGGGAAATAAGATAATGCTTGCTCATTTGAATCGTAATAAACTCTTGCTGTTTTAGCCGTTGTTGTATAACCCGTTGTAAAATCAATATAATCAAAATTAGGTGTTAAGGTTAAGCTTGTTCCACCACTTATCCATAATACACCATTAGGTGATGAACTAAGGATTTGTCCTGATGACCCTGTTGAACCAGAAACATCATATATTTTACCATTTAAAGTTGAATCACCATCAACTATCAGACCATTTTTTACTCTAAACTCATTTGCCATTTTTTACCTTTCACTTTCCAGGTATTTTATTATTCCTATAAATACTTAATTTTATTAAATTGCCTTAATTATTGATTTAACACACCATCCTGATGTTGTTGCTGATGATATAAAAACAGGACTTCCACCTGATATTATCATACACATATAAATACGATTTGTATTTCCAATATCGACAGTCGTTGTTTCATTAAATACAATAGTCCCACCACTCCAAGTAGACATCATTTGTCCGGCTCTATAATTAGCACCACACTTAGCAACATAATCAATGAATGCTCCATCATATACTGTTGGTAAAACATATAAAGAGTTTAATCCTGTCGTTAATGTTTTATTTGTTGTAGTAAATAAAGCTTCAGTTCCATTGTTTATTTTTAAGTTTTGAACATATGTTGTGTTATCACTACAACCAATTAAATTAGAACCTAAAACAAATGTATTATTCCCACTCGCTGTGTTACTACATCCACCAAGTATGGCTGAAAAACAACCTGATACTATATTATTTTTACCAGCACCATTTACAGAATAACAACCTGAAACAGTATTACTAAGACCACCAAGTATGGCTGACCTATAACCTGACACAGTATTTGACATACCGCCACTTACAACATTAGCATTTTCAGTCGTTGAATTACTAAGACCACCACCAATAAAAGAGTTTTGACCTGAAGCAACGTTCCCATTACCACCACCAATACCTGATGTATATCCCGATGATGTATTATTTTGTCCACCTGAAATAATAGAATAAGCATTTAATACCGTATTAAACTCACCACCACCAATAACTGAAGAATTACCTGATAATGTATTTCTTAAACCACCACCTATGAATGATTGACTACATAATGTAGTATTTAAAAAACCACTACCAATAAATGAATAATAACCAGATGATGTATTTCTACACCCACCACCTATTGTTGAATAATTCCCATAAGATACATTACCTAAACCACCACCTATTGTATTATAAAAACCACTAACACTTGAAGTTGTTTTATTATATAATACTATATTACTAGAGCCACCTAATGAAGTATTTAATGTTATTTCTGTACAACCAACACCTGAGTTAAAATATGAATTTGATACTGATGTTATTTTAAATGAGTTTTCAGCAATATTAAAAGCCCCTACATTATCACTACTATTAAAAAGTGTTGATACATCACCCAAAATGTTTATTTTTGAGGTATCCCAATAACCCGAATATGTTGATGTGCAACCAATAACATTCATTAAACCACCACCAATAGATGATTTATTATTAACAATATAATTACCTATACCACCACCAATTACACTACTATTACAACAATCAATAATATTATAACAACCACCACCAATTGATGAGTTATTACATGTAGTAGTATTATAAATACCACCACTAATTGTTGATGATGAACCTAAAGCTTTATTATTATCCCCACCACCTATAATTGAACAATTACCAGATGCTGTATTAGCACAACCACCACCTATAAATGCATAATCACCTGATGATATGTTATTTCTACCACCACTTACAGTTGAATATTGTGCTGATGCTAGGTTATTACTATTTATTCTAAATGTCGAACCTGTTGTTGTTGAACTAAACAATAATCTACTATCTGTTTGAGCACTATACGTATAAAAAGTATTAGTAAATGCCGTAAACTGACTATAATTATTATTGATAGTATTTTGAGTATTTGAGCTATAAGAATAAAAACTATTAGTAAATGATGTAAACTGACTATAATTGTTATTTATCGTATTTTGAGTGTTTGAACTATATGAATAGAAGCTATTAGTAAAAGCCGTAAACTGACTATAATTGTTATTGATAGTATTTTGAGTATTAGCCGAATAACTATTAAAGCTATTCGTGAAAGCTGTAAATTGACTATAATTGTTATTGATAGTATTTTGAGTATTCGAACTGTATGAGTAAAAACTATTAGTAAATGATGTAAACTGACTATAATTATTATTTATAGTATTCTGAGTATTGGCGGTATAACCATAGAAACTATCTGTAAATGCTGTAAAAACTGATATATCCAATTTACCTGATATATCAACATTAGTTGAACCACTTAACCATCTTACACCTGTTGGTGTTGTTGTTAAAATATAATTAGTTAATCCTGTTGTTCCTAAACTATCATAAAGATAATTCGTTTTTAAACCACCAAGTTTTAGATTACCATAATTACTTATAGATACATTTAAATCATTATATGTATTATTTGTATAACCTAATTCAAATTGTTTATTTGTTTCAATCCATAAGAAACCTGTGTTTCCTGATACACCCCTTTCAATTATAAAACCAGAATCTAATGTTGGATTTGTTGAACCTGATTGAACTAAAGCTAATCCAATTATCGGATCATATACCAATAAGTTTTGTGTGTTAATTGTTGTTGCTGTCCCATTAACAATTAAATTACCAAGAATGGTTACACTACCAGATATTGTTCCACCACTTTTATCATACTTATTATTCAATTGAGTTTGGGTATTGGCTGAATAACTATTGAAACTATTGGTAAATGCTGTAAACTCACTATAATTATTGTTTATGGTGTTCTGAGTATTAGCCGAATAACTATTGAAGCTATTTGTGAAAGCAGTAAATGTTGTTTTATCTAATTTAGTATTTATTAGATTATTTGTATCAGATGTGTATTGATAAAATGTTTGAGTAAAAGCGGTAAATGCTGCAGATACATTTGATCCTGTATTTGCGGTATAATTGGCAAATATTGATGTATCTAATTTTGTCCCAATTAAAGTATTGGTTGCACTTGTATAAGTATAAAAACTATTAGTAAAAGCTGTGTATATTGATGTGTCTAATTTTGTCCCAATTAAAGTATTTGTGGCTGATGTATAACCATAAAAAGTAGAATTATCTACTTTGTTATTGAATATTGTTGAACCAGTTAAAAAGAAATCTACATTTCTTGATATAATTTCACCATTATTATCCGCAGCTAATACATTACCTGTATTACCTGATAAGGTTTCAACTCTTATGAACCTTGAAAATATCCTACGAAGAACACTTAAATCCCCTTTTATATTATACGCCATACTTTAATTTACATCAATTATTGATACAGGCCGAAGCCAACAAATTATTTACTATAAATAGTTTATTTACTATATTTTAGTATTATGGGAGAAAAAAGAAAATCCAAACTTAATCACATCATTCAAGCCATCAAAAAATGGTGGAATAATACAATAGATGCTATATCAAAAATTGATATATACTAAACATAAAAGCACAAAAAAAGGATGATTATTCACCCTTCTTCATTTCTAAATACTCTTTGTATTCCCTTATATAATAAGACCTAATAATAAACTTCTTTTCAGGTAATCCTTCTTCATGTATAACCAAATACAATCTCATTGTTTCAGGTGGAACTGATGATTGAATAGCCCAATTATATAAATCAGGAACACCCTCCCTAATTCTGTTTGTTAATTCACGAATATTATCACAATACTCTAAAACAGGGAATGGGCTTAATACAGCCCATCCACCTAAATCATAACCAATATTAAAACTAACTACCATCTTTAATCCTTTAAATAATATTTAATAAAATAGAATAAAGTTAATAATAGGAAAGCTATCCCATAACAAATCGCTAATGGTGGTAATAATAATACAATTCTACCCCAGAATGATGTCTTTCTCGACATCTTTATTAAAAATGCTACAAAAACATTTATTAATACTAATAATATATATCCAATCCAAATCATACTTCAAAACTTTTATCTACACCAACAAATATTAATTCATATAATGGCGGTGTATCATCACCATTATCTTCTTTTCTAAATATTAAACCTAATTTCTTATCATATTCATAAGACAATCCACTATCTATAAACTCATTACATTTTCTCATAAAGAAAATATCTTTCTCACTATTCCTAAGTAAGGCGAGTGTTGAGTTTAATATGATTTCCGTTGCTTCAACCTTATCAATAAACATTGATAAATATGATAAATCTTCATTATCCCATTTATCAGATTTTTCAGTAAATGCAAATGTGGCAACATCAAATCTTATATTATAAGTTTCTTCTTTATACTCAACCTCAAATCCACCAGTCCCAGCACAACCATATTTTTTAGCTGAATTGATTAAATTAAATAATGTTTTTTTAATTCTATCAAATGTTGGTATGTTTGGACTATCAAACCATCTCCAATTAGTAGCTTCCATTATTCTATAAATGGTAAAGAATGGGAAATCCCTATCAATTAAATTAAGAATAGTTTTTTCTGTAAAATCAATTTTTATCTTCATAATCTAAATCTTTTGATCCCTCTTGAATATCTTGCTCATATAAATCTATATAATGCTGAGCATCTACATTTAGTTTTAAATGTATTTGTTCATTTATGTATTCATCAGAATATTCGTAAAACTCCATCATTTCTTTTGTCTTTCCCATTTTATCCAATCTTTTTAATTGTGTATTCCCTATCTTGCGGATCGTTAGATTTCAAAACTTTTACAACAAACTCAGCATCTGTCATTTTTTCAAACTCCATAATCTCACCATGATCATCAACAATTAAAACTGGTAATTTACCATTAATATCACTTGGTCTTGCAATTACATAACTCATATTATTTTCTCCTTTTTATCAAATATAAACTAATTTTCTGACAAAGCCAAGTCAATTTTTCGAATTACCATCTCAGGTGTAATTTTTTTGTGACATTCATTTTCCCTTAACGTCCCTTCAAATATCGGACAATGACTTTTTATGTTTTGGAATATATTAAAACACCCATTACACCCAGCAGGATTATCAACCCTATAACAATCAAACTCATTCCACGATTTAGTGAAATTAGAAATCATTACAACAGGAACATCATAAGCCCAAGCTAACCAACTTAACCCTGATGATAACCCAATAAATAATCTTGATGATAATATATGTCCCAAAGCAACATTTATGTCCTTAAATCCGTTATATTGATGAACATTCCTTAGATTTAATGTGTTTTCATACGAAATATTATATACTTCATACCCATTTGATGTTAAATAATCAACCACAATTTGCCATCCTTTACCCCCAAAGTAGTCCCATCTAGCTATTTTCTTTAAAGATTCGGGCGCAATTACTATTTTTTTGTCATTTTTAACCCTTTTTAGGGGTTTTACAGGGACTTTTCCTGGTTTGCTGTCAAAAGGTATCAACATAGTATCTTTTGTAGCGTAAAACATCCCATATTTGGTATGTTCTAAATTATTCTTATCATAACCAATATTTATTAACTGATCGGCAGTTGTTGTTATTGTTGGGTCTGATGATTTGACAATTCTTATCCTTTCGTCTTGAAAATCGAATAAATGTGGTAAAAATGTGGAAATTATGAGTTTAGAAGGTTTATGAACCTCCATAAACTTATAAATCATACTTGAAAAACAGATAGTATCACCTAAACAGAACGAATCTAAGTGCATAAGTATCTCTTTACCCTCAAAAACCTTTAATTCTGGCTCTCTAAGGGTGTATTTCATTAACTCATGTTCCTGATAACCTCTTTGTATCACGCAAAAATCTCTCTAATTCTGTTAGCAACATCTGTATCTGTCCATTGTCCGACAGCATCATAATCCGCTCCAACCCATAAATCAACAGGTTCATATAATTCATTTATAATTGCAAATACTTTTTTATCTCCTTGTAAATCTACAACTCTGTCAATTGTTAATGAACTTAATGTTTTTGTTTGTGCTGGAACAATTGTAATTGTTTTTGCTCCGTTTAAATCTACTCTCATACCTAATAAATATCTTAAAAATTATTTCTTGTTTTCAGTTTCTAATGTTCTTTCTTCTTCACTTAATAAACCTTTACCATACTTTTTAATTCGTTCAAAATACCTACCTTTAACTCTATTAGAGATAGCCAATGGATTTCCTTCATCATCAATCCTTACAAACTTGATATTGGTATGTGTAACCACTTCTTGCTTACCCGTATATACATTGTGCCTTCTCATTTCAATATATAAGGTGACAGATGTTGTTCCAAACTCTTTTACCTCACCATAACACTTTAAAATGCTACCAACTTTAACAGGTTTCTTGAATACCAATTCATCAATTTTAATTGTGACAACTCTTGGTGTATCACAAATCTGAGATGCGTATGCTGCCGCTGCATCATCTATAAGGGATAGAATATAACCCCCAAACATATTATTATGAACACCTATTTCACTTGCCTTGCAAATGTGAGAACTTATTAATTCCATATTATTTTTTTATGTTATATATGAAATATAAATAAATTATTTATGAAAATCAATTATTTTCCACTCACCATTTTTTGTTTCAACCAAAGCAGTACAATTTTCACACCAATCACCAGAATTAAAATAATTATCCCTCATTGCTGGTTGATGAATATGTCCACAAATGGCAACTTGGCAATCTTTTTGTTTGGCAATTCTTATAGCATTATCCTCAAAATCATTTATGAAATTGGTTGCTTTCTTTATCCCATTTTTTATATCCTTTGATATTGAATAGTATGGTAATCCTCTCCACTTTCTCCATCTATTATACCAGCGATTAATCCATAATGCAATATCATATCCAATTGAACCAATATAAGCCAACCACTTAATCTTTGTAATAAAAACATCCAATATATCACCATGAAAAACATAATATCTTACACCGTTCGATTGAATAATGTAATCCTCAACCATCTTAATATCACCCAACATCATAGGGATAAACTCCCTAATAAACTCATCGTGATTTCCCCTAACCCAAACTATTTCAGTCCCAGTTTCTGACATCTTTAATAACTTCCTGATGATTTTTGTATCCTGTTTAGTCCATTTAGAACCCCTTTGAAGAGCCCATCCATCAATAATATCGCCATTTAATATCAATACCTCAGTTTTTAATTCATCTAAAAACTTGATAATATCTTCCCTTCTTGCCGCCTTACTACCTAAGTGTAAATCACTTATTATTGTCGTTTTATTCATACTAATTCCAATAA